ACGGAACATCGCGTCAAAGCGCCCGAGGATGCGAAGCCGGCGAAGGTCGCGGCCAAGGCAAACGGTCACCTCGCGCTGATCAAGTTCCCGCCGCGTCTGCCCGAGGGCTGGGACCTCAATATGGACTCAGCCCCCGACGATGGAAAGCCGATCTGGACGCTGCACCTCGATCGCAACGGGTGGCTACCGATAGAGACGGTATGGCGGCACACGCGGTTCATGGTCTGTGGCCAATGGCAGCAGGGGGGCTTCTGGGCCGTTCGCAACGCTGGTGGGACGAAGCTACCGACTCAGCCTGTGGCGTGGCGCCCAGCGCAATGACCCCCGCTGAGCAACGCCGCGCTGATTACGTCGACCGCGAGGTTCTCATTGCCGCTTCCTCGCTGGCCCTGAAAGAAGGGCTGGTCAACTGGTGTGGCATTCCCGATGCGATGGCGATCATCCGTCGCGCAGCCCGGAACGCGAGGCTTAAGTGACCGACTTCTTCGCCTACGAGGGCCGCGACACTCTGCCGCCGGACGGATATTTGAAGCCTAAGCGCTATCGCATTCGCTGCCAGTGCTTGAGGTGCAATCAGCCGTACAGCTACGTCACTTCGCGCATCACCGACGACGACCGCCCCTGTCCCCGAAAAGCGTGTAAGGCTGCGGCGATCGAGGAACAGATTCAGCGCGAAGTCGCCAACCGCACGAAGATGTTCGAGGAACAGCGCGCGCCGGGAGTGATCGGCGACAAGCCTGTGGTCAAGGCGATCGACACCACGGCGAACATCGTCATGGAAGACCATCATTTGACCGACCTGAAGGACAACATCCGCGAGGGCGAGACGATGGCGCCGCGGCTGGGCGTCGGCCGCGACATGGCCGGCAACCCGATGAACCTTCAGAAGGCCGCCGACGAGTTCTTCTCGGGCAAGGCGGTCGCGGACGCTGGTGGTCTGCACGCTCGCCAGGCTCAGATGATGGGCATGCGCGCCATCCATGGCCGCTACCGCAACATGGCGATCAGCCCGAACGTGGCCGGCGTCGGCCGTCAGCCGGGCGAGAAGGCGCTGCGCTCGCTGGGCAAGATCAGTTAGACGACATGCCGCCACGTCTCGCCGCGCTTTATCTGTCCGATAGTCGCCCGGGAGACACCGTAGCGGAGGCCGATGAGTTCCTGCGTTTGTCCCGCTGCGAGCGACCGCCTGATTGCTCGCACGTCGGCGGGCGTCAGCACGGTTTGCGGCAAATCCTGCCCCTTTGCTTGTCGCCCTTTCTCCACCTTGTCGCGCTGATTGTCGGTGTCCGTTCCAAGGAACAGGTGACCGGGATTGCAGCACGGCGGATTGTCGCAGCGGTGCAGGACGCGCTGGCCTTCTGGGATCGGGCCGTTCGCGTACTCCCACGCAAGCCTATGAGCGAACCGGGTGTCACTCTCAACGGCGGTACCGAGCTGAAGAACACCGTACCCTTTGGGACTCGTGGCGCCGAGCCACGGCCAGCACTCGTCGGGCGCGCCTCGCCTGACCTTACTATCGAATCGTTGCTGTACGGGCACGCCTACGAGGCGAAGCGGGCCCTCCAGCGGCTTGCCGCGATACCAGCGGCTATAGTGCGCAACGCAGAGGCCAGCGGTTCGGACTGGCTTCTCGCATCCCGACACCGCGCAGATTTTTGTGGTACGAGGCTTCTCAGCCATGACGCGACTCCTGTCAGTCGTTCATCGGTTAGGCGTGGCGAACCTCGGAACAGGTTCTCACGCCGCCCGAATTTGGCGCGACGCTGCGCCCTAGTCAATGGGGAAGTATAGATGGGCACATCCACCGCCACAGCGAATTCGCTCTTGTTATTGGTCTTCAATGCAACGACATGGACTTCAATAGCGATAAACGCTACTTCAAGCCCGGCAACTAATCTCTACGTTGCTTTGCACACCGCCGACCCAGGCGCCGGCGGTACTCAGGCGACCAGCGAGGTCACGTACACCGGCTACGCCCGTGTAGCTGTCGCGCGTTCGAACGTCGGCTGGACCGTGACCTCGAACGCCGTCAGCCCTGCCGCCAACGTCACTTTCCCGACCGGCACGGGCGGTTCCGGTACGGCGACCTTCGCCTCGATCGGCATGCTGTCGAGCGGCGCAGGTATCATCCTGTGGAGCGGCCCGATCAGCCCCTCGATCGTGACCGGGAACGGCGTGACGCCGGCTCTCACCACCGCATCGGCGCTGACGATCACCTGAGATGCCCGTCGTCGAAGCCGCTTTCGTCATGGTCGGGCCGCTTTCCGGCGAGATGACCCCGCAGGACAGGGTGATCGAACAGGCGATGCTCGCCGAGCTCCAAAGAGCGCAGGCCGAAGGCGTGACCGACCCCGCCGCGATCAAGGCCCGCATGTTCGCCGCCCGGGATGCCGTGATCGGAGCCTAGATGGCCTCTGTCGCCGTATGGGCTGGCTCAGGCGCGCTCGCCGCGGTCGGCGAATCGAATCAAGCGGTCGCGACGTGGGCTGGCGCCGGCGCATTCGTCGGCAACGTCTCGACCCCGGTGGGCCCAACCGTTGGCGCGCTGACGGGGATCGGCTCGCTCTCGTTCGTCGGCAGCGCGGTGACGACTGTGGTTGCGTCTCTGACGGGCCAGGGCGTCTTCGCGGGCGATGCCACTGGCGCACCGCCCGGCGTAGCTGCATGGGCGGGCTCTGGGGCGTTTGCCGCTTCTGGCGCCCTCACGGCCGCCAGTGTCGCCACCATGACCAGTTCCGGCACTCTCGCCTGGGACAAGTTCGCTAACGCTCCCGCCGCCTTCAGCATGACCGGCGAAGGCAAGCTCGAGGCGCTCGGCGAGTTCAACGTCCCGCAGATCAACCCGTTCTGGTCCGTCCCGATCAACGGCGACATCGTGGCCTTCGTCGCCTACAACTGGGTCACGCGGCAGATGTTCGTCGGCTACGAGGATCAGAGCTTCACCCTGCTGGACAACATCGGCTTGGGTGCGGCGACTCAGATCCGCACCGCGGCGCCGAACGCCGAAGCGATGGTGCTGGCGCTAGTCGCGTCGTACGGAGGTTAGATGACCCAACTCGCCCTACTCGGCCGGCTCGTCCCGGTGATCGTCGACCCCGCCGTGCAGCCGAACGACGCGACCCATGCGCTCGCGGTTCTGATCGGCGCGACGACGTTCCTGCAGAGCAACTCCAAGACGCTGACGCCGGGGATGATCAGCTACATCGGCGCGCTCGCGGGACTCGGGATCGCGCCCAACCGCAGCTTCACGCCCTGCGCGGGGACGGCCGATCAACAGGCGGGCGACTACAACTTCTACATCGGCGTCGAGGATCTGCAGATCAACAGCGACCCGCTCTGGTGGGCCGGCTGCATCATCCACGACGGCGGCCATGCTTGGTTGTCCCGCCAAGGACAGGTTTCGACCGGCGTCCCCGTCGAGCAGATGCTCACGCAGGACCAAATCTTCTGGCTGACGCAGATCGGCAACGCGCAGCCGTACATCGACTCGCTCACCGCCTACCTGAACAACCCGGCGGCGATCCAGGCGAGGATTGATCAGGCGGTCTAGCGGTCGTTTGCCGCAATCGCGAGGACGGTTAGGAAGTCGTCGTCTGACTCCGCTGACGGCGCTGGCCGCCAATCGGGTATCGTCTCGGTTCGACTTGCCCATGTTGCAGTCCTGACAGAGAACCTGAAGGTTGCTCAGGGCGAGTTCGAGGTCGGGCCGCTTTGAGCGGGGCTTGATGTGGTCGACGTGCAGAACGATGCCATGCTCGCGGGGTGAGCGCCCACATAGGGCGCAGCATCCGTTAGAGCCCTTCAACGCCTTAAACCGAACCGCCCGCCATTCTTTCGAGTTGTAGAACGACTCGGCTGGACGGGACGCGGGCCGCCGCTTCTGCCGGGGCGGCTCGGCAATCGTGTTTCGCCGGCGATACTCACTCGCCAGCCACTTCCACGCGGCAGAGCGCGCCCTAGTCCTACCGGTCATTAGCTGAACGGTCGCAACGACTCCGCGATTGGGCCGTTCGCCCCGCTCGCGGCACATCTCATTAGCGAGCGTCAGCAGAGTCGACTTCGGGATGCCGGCGACAGCAGTCTTGTTCTTTCGGGCCATCGGTGATCACCGTAGCCCACGCGCAAGGGGCCGTCTTGCCAAAGCGCCGCTCCGCCCGTCATTTTCCAGCATGGCCGAGAGTCAGTGGACCATCGACACTCTGAAGGAGTTCTTCCAAGCGAAGATCGACGCCGAGGTCGCTGCGCGCGAGGCTGCGGTTGATCTGCTCAAGGCGCGGCTGGACGCGGCCGACGAGGCGCTGAAGCTGCAAGCAGAGGCGAACAAGGTCCACTTCGACTCGCTCAACCACGAAGGTCAGCGCCTTCTCGCAGCGAACGCCGCCAGCGTGCCGCGCGAACTCTACGACGCCGATAGGAAATCCGGCGAGGAGTGGCGCCGCACCACCGAGGAGCGCTTAGGTAAGACGCTCTCCGAAGCGACGTTCAACGCCTACAAGGAGTCGACGCAGCGTGCGACCAACATCCAGACCGGCAAGTCCGAGGGGCTTGGCCTAACCGGCGCGACCATCATGCAACTGTTGCTGGCCGCTGGGGTTATAGGATCGCTCTTGTTCGGCGCGTCGACCTTCTTCTCGGGCACACGCGCGCTGCCTGTCTCTAACCCTGTCACCTATATTCCCGGTGGATTTCCGGGGCCCGCTGGCCTTGTCGCGCCGCCGTCACAAGCGACCCCAACGCCGGCCCACTAAGAGGAAACGCCAAATGTCCTTCCTACCCTTCCTGATTCTTGCGACCCTCGTCTACTGCATCCTGACCGGTGGCGGTTGGGGCTGGATGCGAGCGCCGACGGTCGCGCCCTACGCGCCGTTCGCCAACGGATTGGGGCTGTTCGTCCTAGCCTGCGAAATCCTGTGGCTGGTGTTCGGCGCCGGCTCAGGCTGCGGACACGCCTAGCGCTTCCCGCCTGAGATCAGCTTGAGCTGCTGGTCTTTCGCCGCGGCTTCAGCCTGCGCGGCTCGCCTGCGTTCCAGTCCAGCGATGAGGTCTTCGGGATCGTCGACCTCTGAGCGGACCAGCACGTCTTCCTGGCCGATCGCCTGAATCTTGAACAGATCGAACAGCAGCGCGCGCGCCTCGGCGGCGAACGCCGGCGACGAGGAGTGCGCATCGACTGTCAGCGTCATGTCGTCGTCGAGGTCGCCGTACATGAAGTTGATCGCGACCATGCCGGGCGCGGGTGGGACGAGGAACGGGTTCTTCACGACCTCCGCCTCTGCACCCGCCATCGCTTCCGGAACCCATGCCGTTAGCTTCTGCGGGATGTACGCCTTGGCGAGGTCCAGCTTGAGAGAAGCAAGGCGCTCGACTGACCGCTCGATCAAGAGGGCCCGGTCCTTGAACCTGGGCGAGAACATCCGAACGAGCGTCTCGGCGTGCGCCTGACTGCGGACACCTGCTTCACCCCGTCCTCGAGCGATCGGCGGAAGCCCGCCCATGTCGTCGAACATCCGCTCGTATTCGTGCAGAGAGTTCCACAGGTCCTCGCTGATCTGCGGCGGCATCGGCTCGATCTTGGCGCCGGGGTTTGTGTCGACGATGTGCCCGCCCGGCTTGCGGAACTTGGACAGCGCCAGTTGGTTGACGCCGGAGCCGCCGATGAACCGCACGGGCGGGTCTTCCTGCCGGCGGAGCAGCGCGTTGATCCCGTTGACCCGCGCGTTGATCGCTTCCTGCAAGAGCGCGACGTGCATGATCTCCGATTGGGCCCAGAAGTAGCCATCAAGGGGCGAGGGGCAGAACTCGGTGAATGGATGCTTGCCCTTCAGCTCCGGGTTTTCCTGCTGCGTCTGAGGGTCCCACGCGAAGGCATTGTAAATCTGGTATTTCCCGATCAGCAGGATGTCGTCGCCGATCTGCTGGAACGTCGACCAGTCGCCGCGCTCGGTATCCCAGACCCACACCTCGTCCAGCCGCACGACCTCGTTGATGACCGCAGGTGCGATCTGAGGCGTCGCCCCGCCCATCCAGTCGACGATTCCGCGCTGATTCGTCGGCGTCCCGCCGCCAGCCTGGAACGGATAGAGACCGCCGACGACGACCTGTCTCTGCGCGCCGCTCAGCTCGCCGAGAGAATCGCGGGTGATGATCGCGTGGCGCTTTGCCCTGGCGACGATCTTGTCCCGCTCGGGATGCGCCCAGACCAGCCGCTCTAGTTGGTTGAGCGTGATGTACATGGAGTGCGTGAACGCCTCCATGTCCTCGTCGAGGCATCCGTGATTCTCATGCAGGACGCCTATCGTTTCCGGCTGCACGAGGATCGACTTCAGCTCATTCCCGCGCGGAAGCTCCTTCGTGAAGGTCTTGCCCTTGACCAGCGCCCAGCACACCGCGGACGAGATAACCGTGTCGGTCTCGGTCGAGCGGCACAACTGGCGCAGCTTCGCCGCCGCCGCCTGGCCCTTCGCGCGCTCGACCACATTGGGCAAATCCGGGTCGCCGATGTGGAAGCGCAATGAGACGGGCGAATAAAGTAGAGATTCGAGGTCGTCGAGATACGAGAAGGTCTTGTTATAAATCGCCGCGCCCTGCGGGTTTTGCGAGCCGAACAGAAAGTAATTCTTGAAATAGCTCCCGCGTTGCACTCGCTCTGTTTGAGAAACGGTGCAACTGTCTACGATTTCGCGAACGAACTTCTCTTTGCCGCGCCCGGGTATCCGCATGATCGTTTTCGGCCCAATAATGGAGCGATGGGGCTATATTGACACAGCGAGTTTGTGAACCCTAGTTTCGCGGACTGCAACGGCTTGGGTTGGTAATGGTCCCCAGGTCGTCCCATCAACCGCAAGGGAGACCCCCCGATGACTCATCGTCGGCACAAGGGCCGCAAGGGCCGCAAGTAGTCGGGCACGGCCGGGCGCGGGTCCACCTCTCGCCCGGCCGCCGATGACCGGAGAAGACTGAATGCCCATGCCGGGCGCGCCAATGATGACACCGCCTCAAGGGGCCGGCGGACCACCGCCCGGCTTTCCGGGTGGGACAGGCGCGGCTGCGGCTCCGGCGCCGCAAATGGGCGGCCAGCAGATGGCCATGACGGCGCTGCAGGTCGGCCTCGAAGCGATGCAGAAAGCCCTTCCGGGCCTGCCGATGGGCTCCGAACTCCACACGAAGGTTCTCAAGGCCGTGCAGGACTTGTCCAAGGCCGTCGCCGAAGCTGGCGCGGCCCAGGACCAGTCCGCCAAGATGCAGCAGCTCGTTGCGATGGCGCGATCCGCGCAGCAACAGCCGCAGCAGCAAGCAATGATGCGGGCGTTCCCCGCCAACCAGAACGCGCCAGCACCGGCACCCGCTCAAGCGGGCGGCGGCATGGCGGCGTAAGGAGAGTCAGATGGCCGAAGGCAACTTCCCCCGCGCTTACCAGAACACGGTTGGCAAGGAGGGAACTGAATCGATGATGGAATACGTGCCTTTCGATAACCTATCGATCGGCGCGCGCAAGTCGGCCATGCCCAAGGGCGGGGCCAACAATATCAAGAGCCTGTCCCACGTGGGCGGAAACGCCGGCGGCTCCGCCGCTAAGGGCGTGAATCACTCCTGATGCCCGAAGCGCCCAACACACCTCCCGCCGCGCCCGCTCCTAGCCAAAGCGAGCAGCGCACCCGCGAGCTGTTCCAGAAGCTCTGGAACGACGACAAGCTCGGCGCCGCCGTCCGCGCGAAGGCCAAAGAGGTCTACCCGGACATCACGCTGCCCGACGAGCAGTTCGCGCCGGTCATCGCGCCACTGAAGGCGCAGATCGAGGAACTGACCTCGACGCTCGCCGCCGAACGCGAGGAGCGGACGAAGAAGGAGGCCGAGGCCGCCGAGGCCGCCGCCGCGCGCAACTTCGAGGAACGCGCCGCCGCCGCACGTAACGCCTACGCCCTTACTCCCGAAGGGTTCGACAAGATGATCGAACACATGAAGGAGACGCAGAACTACACCGACTTCGAGGGCGCCGCCGCCTGGGTCGCCGGCCAAATGCCGAAGCCCGTGCAGCCCGGACCCTATCTCGGGCCGCAGTCGCTCGACCTCTTCGGTTCGAAGAACAAGGACGAGCAGTACGCGACCCTGTGGCGCGACCCTGCCGGTTCATTCTTGGACGCCGAGTTCACAGCGTTCATGGACAATCCGCGGCAGTACATTCAGGAGGCCGGGTTCGACCCCGATCGCTAGTGATCAACCACCTCGCCAGCATTGACCGGATGGAAGTTGCCCTCGGCGTCGAACTGAGGGTAGCGCGCGATGAACTCGTGCGCCCAGCGGATCATGCCGGGAACGTCGCCGCCGGGGCCGTGTCGTCCCGAACGGAGGCTGAGATTGGTCGGCCTATTATCGGTCCTTTGCCCGTTGACGTGGTGCACCGTTTCCTCGCTCGTGAGCGGTCGGCCGAGCATCTGCTCCATGACGTAGCGATGCTCGAGGATGTCGTACCCCTTCCGATCTGGCGTCCGCGGAATGTGCAGACGAATGTAGCCAGTGCGTCGTTCGACACGCTTGGTGATCTGCCGACTGTCAATGGGCTTGAGGCGCGCCAGTTCGGCGACCTTGAAGGCCGATCGGCACTCAGGACTGCAGATGGTGTTGCGGCGACCTTCGGTGCGCGGGGTGCGCCCGCTGCGGGCAACCCAAACGGTCGGTACAGGTTTGCCGCAGACGATACACGGCCTACCCTCAGTCTTCCGCTTGCCGATCCAGCCGCACGCGCGGGAGCAGTAAAGCGGGTCGCGACCGAACGTCTTTCGGTACTGTCGCAGGGAGCCCGGCTTTCGGGTAAAGGGCTTTCCGCAGCGCTTGCAGTGGAAGGTGACCGCCTCCACAACGCCGTGGCCGCCGTGCTCCGCCTCGTAGGCGTGGTAGCAGGTCGGGCTGCAGAACTTCTTCGTAGCATCGCGCTTGTGCGTGATGTGCATGTTGGTGCCGCAATGCTGGCACGGCACGTCGATTGGCGTGAAACGCATGGTGTGTGGCTCCGTTTGGTTGTGACGATTAGACAGTGCCACACACCACTGCGCTCCGCAACGACTTTCGCAATGGGGGCCTGACGAATGGCTTATCCTAACACGCCTGTAGGCCCGATCACTGGCTCTGGACTGGTGCCTGGGGGTGCTCTTGGGTCGCAATTAGCCGCCATAACCAGGAGGGCGTTTTTACCGAGTGTTTACGTCCAGATATACCAGTCACACCCCTTATTGAGCCTGCTTCTGGCCAATGCCAAAGCAGCCCGCGGCGGCGTCTCGCAGATCACGATCCCGATCCAGGGCAGCTCGTTCGTGTCCTTCTCGTGGGGCTCGTTCGCTGGCGACTTCCCGATCCCGACGGATGCGGCGGCCATTCAGGACGCGCAGTTCAATCTGAAGCTGGGCATGGTGCCGATCGGCTTCTTCGGGATGGAAGCGATTCTGCAGTCGAGCGAGGTGGTGATTCCGAAGCTGCGCGCGGTGATGAGCGACGCGGCGGTGGTGATCAAGCAGGCGTTCGCGCAGACGATCTACTCGAACAACTACGCGAATGCGCAGGCGTGGGACTCGCTGACGCAGGCGTACGACGACGGGACGAACGTTCCGGCGTACGGCGGGATCACGCGGGCGGGGAACAACTTCTTCAACGGCCAACTGATCACCTCGGCGGGCGCGGTTCCGACCACGCGGGTCGGGATGGCGCAGCTCTTGACCCGCATCCAGAACGGTGCGGGCGGCGAGGCGGTCGATTTCGTCACCATGAACCCGGCCAACTGGGCGGCGCTCATGGGCGACTTCATGAACCTCGAGATGTTCACGACGCGGCCGCGGTCGATTTACGGCGCCGACGACGTGGTGAACGCGGGCTTCCGCGGCATCATGGTGCTGGACACGCCGATCTTCCCCGACCCGTTCTGTCCGCTGGGGTCGGCGTTCTTCATCAACTCGCGCTACATGGGCCTGTTCATGAGCGAGTTCGCGCCGCTGACCTTCTCTGGCTTCGAGAGCCAGATCCCGGTCGGGCAGATCGCGGACATCGGCGTTCTGATCAGCGCCGCCGACCTCGTGTGCTCGAAGCCGTCGAGCGGTGCGCAAGTCACTGGCATCACTGGCGCGGCCTGGCCCTCTCTGCCCGGGACTCAACCCGCCGTCGTATAGTATAAGGAAAACATGACCGTAGCACCGCGCCTCTGCCGTTTTTGCAACACACCGTTCGAGGTTAAATCCCCGAACGAGCGCTTTTGCTTGGAACACAGGGGGCGGTGCTTGGTGGACGGATGTGATCGCAAGCCGCAGCACCGCGAACACTATTGCTCCATGCACGACCAGCGAATCAGAAAGTACGGCACCGCGATCTCTCTCGTGAGCATGAAGCAGCCGCGGGTCGGCCTTTGCAGTGTCCCTGGGTGCTCGCGCGCGATAAGCGCGCGGGGACTGTGCGGGATGCACTACGATCGAATGATGGACACCGGCCACGTCGGTGGCGCCGAAACCAAGATGGGCAAGGGCGCGATTCACCACAGCGGTTATCGCTACATCCAGTACGGTGGAAAATCCGTTGCGGAGCACCGCCTCGTCATGGAGTTGATGATTGGCCGCGCTCTCCGTCCCAACGAGAATGTCCACCACAAGGACGGTGACAGGCTGAACAACGAACCCAGCAATCTAGAGCTTTGGGTGAAACGCCAGCCGCCGGGTCAGCGCGCAGTTGACCGGGTTAGAGCAGCCATCGCCCTGCTTAAGGACTACCCCGAACTCGTCGCCGAAGAAGGCCATCGGTTGCTCGCGCTCGAAAGCCAGGAAGCAACCGAATACTTCGAGAGCGTCCCCCTGCATACAGTCGCTGAGGGCGACTGCTACATAAGGAGCAACTAACGTGCCCGTAAATATCGGAGGACCCGGGGTTGTCCCAAGTCTAGGCGCCCTCAACTCGACCACGATCAGCCTGCAGTCGGGCGAGGTCGCGATCATTCCCAGCGGTCGTTGGGAGTGCAAGCCGGGGATCTACACCACGATCCAAGAGTACGACCCGATCACGACGATCTGGCGCTCGATCGGCGCCGGCACGACCGACGGCACGAACCTTCGGATCGTGTCCGATGGCGAGAACTACCGATTCGCCAACCAGACCGGTTGCCCGGTGGGCGCGGTGGTCACCACGGCAGGGACCGGCTACTCGTCCGCGACTCCTCCGACCGTCTCGGCGAGCGCCGGGGGCTCGGTCTGGAAGGCGATTGTCGGCGGGGCGATCAACACCTCTGTCACCGTTTCCAACGGCGGGTCGAACTACAGCTATCCGCCGCAAGTGACCTTCTCGCCTCCGCCGGTGGGCGGTGTTCCGGCCAGCGGCCACTGCACGCTGTCGGCCGGCGCGGTCTCCACGATCACGGTCGACGACCAGGGCGCGGGCTACAACACCCCGCCGACGGTGATCTTCACCAACGACCCCCGCGAGGGCGTCAATGGCGTCGGCGTCGGCTCGGGAGCGGCGGCGGTCGCCACGCTCACTGGTTCGGGCACCGTGACAGCGCTGCTCTGCCTCGACCACGGGACGGGCGGCCAGACGGCGGTTCCGACCCTGACCTTCTCGTCCGGCTCCGCGGCCGCGACGGCGATCATGTGCTGGTCGATCACCGCGGTCACCGTCTCCTCGACGACGGTTGGCTCCGGCTACGCCGCCCCGGTGATCATCTCCGGCTACTCGACCGGAGTCGCCGGTTCGGTTCTGACCAACCCGCAGATCACCTCGAAGCTGGTGCGGGGGCGCAACGCCTTCATCATCGGCGCCGTCTCCGGCACGGGCCTGACATCGACCGGCATCGTCATTCAGGACGGCGGCGTCTATCCAGCCGCGCCGACGCTGTTCACCTACGGCTTCATCCAGGGCGGCAGCGCCTCGGCGGCCACGCTGATCACCGCGCTCGGCGGGCAAACCGACGTGTCGCTTATCTGGCCGACGTAGCCGCAAGACACTTGACGAAGCCTTGGAGGCGGCGGCTAAAACAGGCCGTCGCCTCTTTCATTTTGGAGCAGCCCTGATGGGTTGGAGCACCTACCAGCAAGATACATCTGCGCTCCTGAATGATTTGAATTATCAATTCGTTAGCCAGCCTCAGCTAACGCGATGGATAAACGAGGCGAGACGCCAGTGCGCTCTCCGGTCCGGCTGCATCATGCGCCTCATCAGCGGCCAGTCGGCGTTCGGCGCGAGCGCGCAGCCCGGACAGGCCATACCGGGCGCTACCCAGCCAGGGGCGTTGCCGGGAGCTTTCCCCGCGGGCGCGGGCATCTTGGTCGCCAACGCGGCCACGAACAGCCTACAGACCATCCCCGGCGTCGAGCGCTACCCGTTCCAGGGCTTCTGGAACCCCTACGCGGCGGCCCAGTATGCGGGAATCAAGGGCATCATCGACGTGGCGAACCTGTCGATCAACTGGGGCGGGGCGCTGCGGCCTTCGATCACATGGATGCCGTGGGACGAGCTGCAAGCCTACGCGCGGGCGTACGCGACGCTGGTTGAATCCTATCCGTACTTCTGGAGCGTCTTGGACGATGGCGAGAACGGCGAGACGTGGCTGTTCCCGGCTCCCTCGACCACAGGGGACATGGAGGCGATGGCCTACTGCGTCCCGAAGGACATCTATTCGGACGCCGACCACGACGCAATTCCGCCCGGTTTTCAGAACGCGATCAAATACTACGCTGCGAGTCTTGCCTATCTTGGTAAGAACCGCTTTGCCGATGCCGAGATCATGGAGAACCGGTTCAACAGCAGCATCGGCGTGTCGAGCGTCGCTCGGGATCATGGGAAACCGGGCAGCTACTACTATCAGAACGTGTAGGGAATCATGGGCGCTCCACAGAATCAGCAGTTCATCCAAGGCCAGGGGTCGGTCTCGGCCGATGCGTACAACACGTTCATCCAATGGGCGGGTTCGGTCCCTGGCCTGCGCGGCTTCCTAACCAACGTGAACGGCCAAGTCGCGCAGATCAGCGGCACGGCGACGCCAAACGATGGCGGGCAGGGCTTTTTCTACTGGAACCCGACCTCAACCGCTGCTGACGACAATGGCGTGACGACGGTCACGCCGGACGGCGCTGGCGCTATGGGACGCTGGATACGACTGACTTGATCGACGAACTCGCCAGCACGATCAGCCTCGCGCGCGCGATGCGGATGAGCCTTTCGGGGCTCAGGACCGAAGTCGACACCGCGCAACTTCGGCTGATCCTCGACACGCTGATCGACTACGGCACCCCGGCGCAGACGAAGGCGCTTGGAGTGGCCGCAGAGAAAGCCGTCGAGGACCACATCGGGAAGGTCGAGCTCGAACAGAGATTTGCGGCCGAGGACGCTGAGCGGGCGAGGGTCTAATGGCCCGGGGCGCCGACCTCTCAACCGCCGCGCAGCGCCAGCTTGGGCTTCCTCCGGGGTTCAAGACCTACTCGCCGTTCCCGTGGGCGGGCATCAATCTCCAAGACGCCAACATCGCGATCGACAACACCGAGTTGGCGTACTGCGAGAACTATCTGCACCTCGGCAAGGGGTATCTTCGGACGGCGTGGGACCTCGGCACGGCCGCCTATACCGCCACCGGCGGGCTGACGATCGTCTATTTCTACTTCTACACGATCGCCTCGAACTACTACGTCGCGGTGTTCCTGTCGGACGGGTCGGCGGTCCAAGTTCAGATCGACCCGACGACGCTGGCTCCAATCGGTAGCCCGGTCACCATCGGCCCGCCGGGGACGTTCTATCAAACCGCGACAGGAAACGTGCCCGACTGCACGCAATGGGGCGTCCAGTACCTATTGATTTCAAACAACAACACGACCAACGACTTCTGGGCGTGGGACGGGGCGCTGCTCTATCTGTCAGGCTCCGCGGCTCCGAACGGGGTGGTTCTTCAGTCGGTCGGATCTGACTACCAGGGCGTGCCCACGGTGGTTCCGTTCGGAGGCGGGGGCACGGGACTCGTGCTCAGCCCAACGGTGCTCAACGGCGGCATCGTGAACGTCGAGATCACCAATCCAGGCCAAGGCTACAAGATCGGCGACATCGTGCAGCTCGCCTTCACGGGCGGGGGCTCGGATACGAGCGCGATCCTGACGGCCAATCTGACAGCGACGGCAGTGGCCGCGGTCGAGGTGATCGCGCAGGGGACCGGCTATTCGACCGCGACCGTGGCCTTCTCCGGTGGAGGCGGAACCGGAGCTGCGGCGGCCACCGTCATCAACAGCGGCATGATCACCGCCATCAACGTGACCGTGGAGGGGTCGGGGTACACTGGGGCTCCGGCGGTCACGATTACAGGTGACGGCTCAGGCGCGCTCGCGCAGGCGATCCTGAACGCCACAACGGTTGCGAATGTGACCGTGGTGAATCCGGGCTCGAACTTCACGGAGGCTCCGCTTCTGACCTTCGTGAGCGGTGGGGGGGCCGGAGCGACGGCGATCTCGACCCTGACCCCGACGACGGTCGCCCACATCAACGTGACCGCGCCCGGCCAGAACTATATCGAGCCTCCGCAGATCATCATCATCGGCGGCGGAAACGGCCAGGGCGCCATCGCCAGCCCCACGGCTTCCGACAGCACGAGCGCTCTCATCGCGGTGATCATCTTCGAGGGCGGGTCAGGCTACACGACAGCTCCGACGGTGGCTTTCGTCGGAGGCGGGGGTAAGGGGGCCACAGGCGTCGCAACGGTCTCCGGTGGCGCTGTCACAGGCGTCACGATCACCAACGGGGGCACCGGCTACAACAACGTCGTCCCGCCCATCGTGGTCTTCGGCTCCGGCGGGTGCGTGGCCGTTCCTGTCCTGCAGGGCGGCGGCGTCGTGCAGATCAACGTGACCAACCCCGGCTCCGGCTTCACGCAGAACAGCCAAGTGCTCATCGCGCCCGTCTCCGGCGACCCAGGAACGGGAGCGGGGGCCACGGTGGTCTACACGCCGACCACGCTCTCTGGCGCGATCATGGAGAGCTACGGCGAGGGCTATACCTCGGCGCCGGCTATCGAGATTTCCGCAGGCGCCAACAATGCGGCCTACGCGACCGTGACACTGATGCCGTTCGGAGTCTCAGGCTCGGCAATGGAGACCTTCGCCTCTCGCCTCTGGATCGCCAACCCGAAGCAGGCCAACTACGCGACGCTGCCGGCCGGAGGCAATTGGCAGGTCTCGGCTCCCGGCGGCTTCACCGACTACGCGACCTCGGATGGCGGGGTGCTGTTCACCAACTCCGACAACTTCTTGCAAACGCACTACACGCAGATTCGCCAGTCGAACGGCTACCTCTACTTCTTCGGCGATGGCTCGGCCTCGGTCGTCTCGAGCGTCACCACCTCGGGAAATCCCCCGACGACGACGTTCAACTACCAGAACATCGACCCGCAGACCGGCAACTCGTGGCGCGATTCGATGCAGGACTTCGGCCGCTCCATCATCTTCGCCAACGAGACGGGGATTTTCGGTCTATACGCCGGCGGCGCCACGAAGATCAGCGCCAAGCTGGACCAGATTTTCGGATGACCGTCGTTCCCATCATCTACTGCGACTTCATCGCCGGGACCTACTACAACGCGGACACTGGCTACTGTGCGATAACCGATATTTTTGACACTCCGACGGTGGATGGCGGGGGGTTGCTGCCCAACTTTCCGGGTAGTCCCGGGGGCCCATTTTTCACCGCCCTAGCCGTTGGCTTGCTGCGAGGAAGAACGCTCATCCCCGGCGGCGTCATGGTGGCGACGTGGACCGATGCTTACGCAACGCCCGGCGTTCCGGCGGAGGAGCCGTCAAGCAATGTCTTTCTGCTGGATAGCGTCGGAACCCGGGGGCTGGGGTACATCGGTCCGGTCCCTCCCTCCTTTCCCGCGACGGTAAACTTCTACGCTGCTGGCGGTGATCCGGCCGCCTTCGGCGATTACCAAGGAACGGCGGTCTGTAGTTGGGACCCATCGCTGCCGCAGCAGTACATCTCATTCAACGGCAGCGGCGTTTTTCTCGGGGACGGCGTGCAGACCGTCTTTATTCAAGAGCCCGGTGTCGTCAACTCGACCTTCGGCGGCCCGCCTGAACTGTTCCGTCTACGGTTTCTCGCCTTCTACGGCCTGAATGATATTCCGCAGACCGACTTTCCGCCGATCAGCGGCGGTTCGATGGCCCCGCCACCGCCGCCGAATCCTGCGGCAACTTGGACGGGAACGGGAAATCTGACGTGGACGGCGGTCGCCACGCCGACGCCGACCTATCCGGGCCCGATCAACGTGGTCTTCCCGCCGAACGGTGGAATCACGCCGTCCTCGGCGCTCGCGCATCTCTTCAACATCAAGCACTACATGCTGCTGCTGAGCGTCCAAGATCAGTTCGGCAACAACCCGCGCAACGTCATGCTGACGTGGAACGAAAAGGACTGGGTAGTCACAAGCCAGTCGGTGAACCTGACGCGCATCGCCCAGCAGAAGGTCGAGAGCAAATTCACCGCCTGGGGCACCGACGGGACCAATCTGTTCCCGCTGTTCCAGCAAGCCTCGGGCAACCTCACCAAGACGCTCACCACCAAGACGTACGGCATCGACACGATGCTGGTGACCAAGCAGCTCCGCGGCCTCTGGACGGCCATGCAGGACAACACCGCGGCCCAATCTGGCGTGACGGTGGATCTGACGTTCACCGGCTCAGGCGTCGCGCTGCAGCCCGCAGACCCGACCTACGCGGAGATGCAGAACCTCACGCTGTCGACGGGCGCGCTCGTGGATCAGAACCCCAGCCTCCCGGCGCCGCAGCCCTACTGGTCGGTCTGGGGCTCAGGCAGCGAGGGCTTTTATTTCAACGCCGCTCAGCTTACGTTCACCAGCACGAGCCCGGACTTCACGGTCGGCGATCTGGTCATTGGATACACGGACAGTAACGCCGTCGGAATCTAGGAGACACGCATGGCCCGCCGCCGAGACGTTCCGACAGCCGCGATCGACGTGGGCTTCGGCCGACAGCCAGAGATCATGGCCGGCCACAGTCCCGGCGTGCCGATGATGCCAGCGACCCGCGGCGGCAACATGAGCCGTCAGTGGGACCTTGAGGGGCTGTACGCGAAGGGGCAGAACCCGAACGGCTTCACCAGCCAGACGCCGAACGGCACCGGACACGACGTTGGAACAGGCTTCAACAAAGTTTACCCGTTCTCGATGGGCGAATTGCCCGAGGACTCGACGCGGCCGGGCGGACGGTCAAATCGCACTTCCGAGTGAGCCTTGCTCCCGGTCCTGCTTGAGGTCCCGCAGACGCCCGAAGACTGGCTGCGCTGGTCGTTCCATCACCGCGTCAGCCACAACGTGATCCGGCAGGGCATCGTCGCCAAAGGCGGGCCGCAACTCATCGAGTATGTGCTCGACCCTATAGACCTGCGCGACTTCCCCGGGTTCTTGCAGCGCAACAATCAGAGCCACATCGACGAATCCAGCTTCCTCGGCACGACGCTGTTCGATCTTCAGGATGTGGACTACACCAACCCGAACAGCCTTCGCGGATTCGTCTACACTCACTGGCAAATCCACGAAGCGGAGGAAGCCGCTGCGGGAGTCGCCTCATGATCGAATACCGCCGCGAAAACTATAGCGACGTGATCGACGAGTTGCGTCCGCTGCTGCCCGTGCACTGGGCGGAACTTGGGTTGCGGCTTGTCGAGACGCCGCTTGACCCTGACTTCGGATTTTACGAGAGAGCGAACCGCGCTGGACTGCTGTTCGCCTACACCGCACGCCTCAACGGTCGATTGATCGGCTACTGCATCATGACGGTTGTGCCGAGGCACGCCCACTATAACCATAAGTTCGCCCGCGACGATACGATCTGGGTGGCGCCTGAGCACCGAAACGTCGGCGCGGCGGGCGGTCTGTTCGACTTCATGGAGGCGGACTTGTCGAAAGACGAGCCGTGCGTCATCGTGATCGAGAGTCGTATCGGTCACCCCGCGCTCGAATACTTGCTCCAAGCGCGGGGCTACTCGATAACCGGTTCGCTTTACGCGCGCCGGTTCGCATAGGGCCAGCCCTACTGGGCCACGACTGCCCGGGCGATGCGAAGACGAGACTGTCCTATCGACTACTTGCCTTTCCCAACCCCGCCAGCCTTGCCTAACACCTCCCGTCCGGGCATTGCCGACGCTCGCCCCTCACGACCGTTCCCAGCCTGCCCAACCGAGCCAATCCGCTACGGGCACAGCCGTTCCTATCCAGCCTCGCCGTTCCGCGAGATGCCATCACGGTCCCTACCGGGACGGGCGACAACGGGCCTCGCATATCCATTCCTGCCGAGCCAAGCTGAGACATGGCGTTACGCGACTAGCTCGCCTCTGCCGGACAAAGCCCGTCCACGCCTGCCAAGCCGACCTGCCCGAGCCGTTCCGTCACTTGCTGGGACTGGCCGTTCCGAGCCTGCCTCACCTAACTGGGCCGAGCGCTGCATCAACGATCTCTGCCCCGCTCCCCCGAGCACTGCCTGCCTTGCCATCACGAGCCGACACGAGACGCTCAAAACATGACCTTCCCGCTCCGCAATGCGCCATCACCTTCGATGCCCCGCCTGCCGAGCAAAGACCTGCCATTCCCTCCGCTGACTGGCTCCACCAAGCCCAGCCCATCCGGCCATGCCCGTTCGCGACACGCGCCGACTTGCGTCACATTTCGTGGCCGCGCCTGCTTTTCCCTGCCCCGGCCCGACACTCAGACAAAGCGCCGCCGGTCCCAGCCAAATCGTCTAGGCGTGAAGACGACTTTCCGCCGCTTCGCGCCGCGTCCTGATCTTGTCGCGCGCCTTGAGCACGTCGTCGCAGATTTCGCTGAGTTCGCGGTAGCGCTTCGTCCACGCCTCGAGATCGGCTTCAGCCTGCCTTAGGACGGCAAGCTGAAGTTCGAGGCTTCCCTGCACGTCTTCGGCCGTTCGATAGCTGACGCCAGCGGCGTCCTTGACGGACAGGAAAGCTCGGACGGGTTCTTCATTGTCGTTGCCCTCGATACGGACAACTCGGATGATTTCGCGAGCTTGGTCGAGCCGGTATGCTTCGGCCGCCTTTGCGTCGTCCCATTCGAAGTGCCGGTGCAACGGCGAACGCGGATTCCGGGCGGCCTCCACGACGGCGTTCGGCGTCAGGCGCCCGTGCCCGTCTTCGGCGATCTTCGCCAAGGCAGCGCCGATCCGGTTGGGATCGGCGCGCTTGGCGTTCAAGATCGTGACGGGTGCGTCCTTGAACACGTAGTTCATGGTTGGTTACTCCGCCGCTTGCCGATAGGACGCCGGAACCGGAAGGTCGCCCTTGCCGTCGGCGTAGGCTTCCCATGCGGCCTCTTCGTCCACGTCGGCGAGGTGGAAGGCGCCGAACATGCCGCGGCGCTCGTTGCGCCACTCGCCGAGGCCAGACGCGAGTCCAGCTTCTTGGATGAGGAACGCCAGCGCCTCAGGCGTCAGGATCGTGGTGTTGAACCGGCCGGTCACCTTCATCGCCCACACGGTGAACTGCGCGCGGTAGCTCAGATTGGCGATCTTGTTCAGGCCAGAGCCGATTTTCACCATGTCCTCCCGCATCTCCGGATCGGTGCCGTAGATGCGGATCAGCGGCATGTCGCAGACCGCGCCGGCGAGCGCCGGTCGAGTGCGCACCATGTCGGCGTCGATCCACAGACCGGCCATCACCGCCGACCTTGGGATGCCCTTGTCCTTGTGCGCCGAGCTGAGAATGCAGTTCTTCACGCCCATCGCCGGGAAGCCGTAGGCACCGTCGCCCATCTCGTAGAGACTCGACACAAAATCGGCCTCGGGATCGCGGGCCTCTTTCCCGCCCTTGGTCGCCTTGACCTGCTTCTGCAGCATCTCGCGCCGCGCTTTTTCGCTCCACGCGTGAGTGATGACCGGCGTATCGCCGACCAGCCAAACGCTGAAGCCCTTGAAGGTTGCCTTGGACGACAATGCGCCGGCAAGGCTCTCTCGGTCAGTTTTCGTCATTTCGTTCTCCTGTCATGGCCCTGTGCCCGACAATCAGGCTTGCCTTTTGACAGTTTCCACCTGTATCATTGGCTTAATGCAGGCGTCAACAGATAACACAGGCAAAAAGACGGGCAGACCGCCCGTCCATGCGACTGTGGTTGAAGTTCGCCTGCGTCCTGAAGAGTTGGCGGCGCTAGACGCCTATCGAGGAATCGCTACGCGGCCACAGGCTGCGCGGCACATACTTCGCGAGAGGTTACTTTCGCCCTGAGTTTGGCAAGGCGCGGCCTCGAATGGCATGGAGAAGCCCGTGATGGCATGGCGCGCAGAAGAATAGCCCGGCACGGCGAGGCAGGCAGGATGGCTATCTTGCCCGCCTGACCGCGCTGTGAGACGTTCCGATGTAGTCGGCTGGCCCCGGAAACTACCAGGAGGCGACCATCGGAATTAGTGCAATCATCGGTAGTTTGATCGCTGGCTTTGAAGCCGCAGGTACGGCTGTAGCTACATTCGGCGCGACTGCGGCCACAGACGCGGCGGCCCTGTTCGGCGCGACGCTGCCGGCTGGCGTCGCTTCAGCCATCGGCACCGGCCTTGAGGGCGCGGCCACAGGCGCGCTGCTAGGGACCGGCGAGGCTGCGCTGACGCACGAGCCGCTCTGGGAGGGCGCGCTGGGCGGCGCTGTCACTGGCGGGGCCATCGGCGGCTTCGGGCCGGCTATCGGCGCTGCGACGGGCCTGGGGACCACGGCGGGCGACGTGCTGGCCGGTGGGGCCGGCGGTGCGCTCGGTGCCGAGCTTACGCACCAGAACCCGCTGGAAGGCGCTGCGTTCGGCGCGCTCGCTGGCGGCGTGACAGGCTTCACCACACCAAGCGGGGGTGGAGGCGCTGCTCCCGCTGGCGGTCCCTCTGCCGCTCCGGGCGGACTGTCGCCGAGCGTATCTGCTCCGCCGCCGGCAAGCGTTGCGACGGGCGCCGATGTTGGCGGCGTGCCGTCAGCTATCGCGGCGCCGACGGTCGACGCGACGCTGACGCAGCCGAGTTTCCCGACGCTGACCGGCGGCACGGGGACTGTCGCGCTCAGTTCGCCGAGCGACATCACTGCTCCGACCAGCGCTGCAAGCGCGCAGCTTCCGGGCGATGTCGGGACGGGCGCGGCTGGCGCTACGAACGTCGGCGTGCCGAGCACGCTGTCGCTGACCAGCGGGACGGTGGGCGCGGGCGGCGATGTCGGCGCGGCCGGTCCGGCTGATTTGTCCAGCGTTGCTGGCCCGGTCCCGTTCGACACCACGGCTAGCGTGCCGAGTGCGACGGCGGCGCCGACCGTGACAGGTCCAGTAAGCGCTTTTGATCCGGGCATCACGCTCAACGCCCCGGCGGCTGGGGCTGCATCCACAGGCGGCGTTGGCGGGTTCCTGAAAGAGGCCGCCCCGTTCCTACCGCTCGCCGGCTTGGCGCTGGACGCGCTGAACAAGCCAAAGACGCCGTACTCGGGCATCTTGGGCTCAGAAGCGGGTGCGCTCAGCCAACAGGGCGCGCAGCTCCGCGGCTATCTCGAGAACGGCACGCTACCCCCTGGGGAGCAAGAGGCGCTGAACGCGCAGGCGGCGGGCGCCGACGCTTCCATCGCCTCGGAATACGCCTCGCGCGGAATGACCGCCTCAAGCGCCGAAGCGCAGGACCAGCAGGCGGTGCAGGAGCGTAAGGTCGCCGCCCAAGCGCAGATCGCCACGCAACTGTTCGCCCAAGGGGTCCAAGAGACGAACGCGGGCGACCAGCTCTACGTGCAATTGATGCAGGAGCAGATCAACCAAGACAACCAGTTGAACCAAGCGTTCGGCAACTTCGCCACGGCGCTTGCTGGGATGGGCCGCGCGGTGACCCCCAATGCCTGACGCTCAACTCACACCGGCCGATCCTCTTTCGTCGGCTTCCTCGGCGATCGTTGGCATCGCCAAGCGCGAGAAGGGCGAGGAGGGCCAGCTTTACGACGCGGCGGGCCAGGAATCGCAGGACATCGCCGGCATCGAGGGCCGAACCGCGGCTGGCGAGGCGCGGCTTCAGGACGAAGCGGGCAAGCTGACGCCGCCGAAGTTCCAGCCCATCCCGCCGCCGACGGTGCAGCCGACCGACCCGAAGCAAATCTGGGGCTCGGCTGCGATGTTCATCGCGGCGTTCGGAGGGCTTCTCACACGTCAACCGATGACGACGGCGCTGAACGCGGCTGCGGGAGTCATCAAAGCCTATCAGGCGAACGACCAAGCGGCGGCGAATCAGGCGTTCCAGACGTGGAAGGTCGCCAGCGACAACGCCGTCAAGGCCGCCGACTTCGAACAGAAGGCCTACGACGAAGCGCTGGCGAGCATCGATCGCCGCACGAATTCTCTCGATCGAGAGGGCGCGGCGCAGGTTCGTGAGGCCGTGGCGAAGTTCCAGGGCGTCGCGGCCGCGATGCACAACGACCTCGCGCTACAAGTCGCTCAGTCGGGCGACATCCGCTCGATCTTCAACTTCACCGAGGACTACGCGCTGAAGGTCAGCCAAGCGCAGATCGCCCAAGGCAAGGCCGAGGAGGAGCATGCGCTCACCTCGTACATGGCCGACTGGGACAAGCAGCACCCGCACGCGACGCCAGAGGAGCGCTTGGACGCGTTTGCGACGGGCCGCGCGAGGCTGGCCCCGTCTCATGAATGGTCGCCGTCAGAGGTCGCCTCGATGGCAGACCGCGAGATCGCGGCCCTGCAGCGGCCGAACACTGTCGGAGCCGCCTATAACACCGTGGCGCAAAAGCTGTTCACGATTCACGAGTACGCCACCTCGCCTCCGGGCGTCGTAAGCCAAGCCTCACTTGCCGACGCGTTCACGCAGATCATCAACGGCGGTCGTGCGATCCGCGGTTTCCAGATGGAGATGCTCACCGAGCACAAGAGTTACGTCGACTCGCTCTTGGTGGCGGCAAATCGCGTGGCGGCCGGCGGGGGGCAACTCTCGCCGAAGATGGCGAACGACATGATCCAGATCGCGGGGTCGGTCGCGAAGGAAATCGACGCCGCCTACGACAAGCAGATCGAGGCGCTTCAAGCGCGCGGAGAGAAGCTCGGGATTCCCGATACGTCCGTGCTGACGCCGCCTGAGTACGACCCCGATCTTGTGCCGTCTCTGACGCAGAACTACGAGGCGCCGCCGCCCGCTGCCGTCGATCACCTGAAGCAGCATCCCGACCTCCGCGATCAATACGACCAGAAGTACGGGCCCGGCGCTGCGGCGAAGGTGCTGGGGCAGTAGATGCCCGCCGCAAATCCGTTCGACCAATTCGACGCGCCTAGCGGTCCGGCGAGCGGTCTGGACACGGGAAATCCCGTGACAGGCTATCTCGGCTCAACCTACGGGGCTGATGTCGCTAGCGCGGCGCAGCGGTTGGGCAAAGACGTAACCCAACAGCCAGCCGCTCGCGCGCAAGGCATCAGCGACGCTCTGACGAGGTTCCAGAAAACCGGCGATCCAATGGACGCGCTCGCGTTGGCCAAAGAGGCCGCGGGCATCTATGTCGACGCCTACCACCTGGCGGCGGACGCGGCGAACGTGCCGATGACCGCCATCGTCGGGGCTCCGCTGCATACGGCTGTCGTGAGGCCGCTGGCTGAAGGCGAGCATGCGCTTCTGTCAGCCATGCCGACGAATCAGAGGGCGGCGCGGCTGTCCGACAAGGAGCGTCGGCGCCGGATCGTCGCTGAGCGTGGCCTTGGCGCGCTTCTGCCGGGCGGGCAGGACGTAACCCCGGAGCAAGACAAAGATTTCGGTCAGGTCCCGTCCGTCGAGGATCTGGAAAAGGACATCTGGTCGGACCTCTACTTGGCGGGGCCCAAGGGTGAGCCCGTCATGGGCCCGCCGCAGGCCAGCGAGCCGCTAACCGCGCGCCTTCCTGTACGCGAGCCGCCGACGCCCGCCGACACCGCCCGTACTGGCGCCGCGCGCAGGCTCATCGGCCAAGGCAAGCTAAACTCTCGCCAAGCCCGTCAGGCGGCTCAGGAACACCGCGATGTCGATGCGGGTGACCCTCGACTGCTTGACGTGATGGAAACGCCCGCACAGCGCGTCGTGCGCACGGCGGCGACGCGGGCGGGCGATGCCGACACGATCCTCGAGGAACACCGTCGGCGCGCGCGAGCGGATGTCGGTGCACGGGCGACGCAGCGGACCGAAGCCCTCTCGACAAAACAAGGTTCGGCCGAGCAACGGGTCGCGGCGCTCAAGAAGGAGCGAGATTCTCTCGCGGAGACTAAGTATCAAACGCCCTACTCTCATCCCATTGAGACAGAGCCATCGCTGTTCGAGGCGCTCGATAGCCCCGAGTCGGGCAGAGCAATTCGTTCTGCTCGGGCCACCGCGCGAGAGCGGATGATCTCCGACCCCCAAGCCGCGCAGCAGTATCATGAGCTCGACGCGCTCGACCGCTACGCCATTGCGCGTGCCAAATACAAAGCGGATTCGGCAAAGCATCAGAGCCTTGTCGACGCCATTCCAGCAAATCTCGGACCCGCTGCTCGACAACAGGTGCTCGCGGCCATTGAGAAACAGGCACCCGTACCGCCTGAGCCACAGCCCCCGACCATATCTGGCGGAGCTCTAGATCGCGTTCGCATCCGACTCCGAGACCGTGCGTCTCAGTTCGCCGACAGAGGCGATATGGACAATGCTTCGGCGGTCCGCTCGCGCATGGACGCCATCGACGAGCACTTGGACAAGGCGCCGCATCTGCAAGAGGCCCGCGCCAGCTATCGCGACTACTCCACGCGCATCCGCCAAGCGGAGTTCGACAAGGACGTGTCGACGATGCGGCCGGAGCAGTTCAAGGCGATGCTGAAGGACTTGACGCCCGAGCAGCGGGCGGAGTTTCAGCACGCGGTCGTCGAGCGGCTCTCTAGCCGGTTCGGGACCAGCAGCCGCGGCGCTCAAGGGCTCGAGGACGTGCTGACCACCGGCTACAACGCCAAAGCCAACCTGACCGAGCTGCTCGGCAAGGAAGTCGCGGACCGCTATCTGCGCGCCGTCGACTTGATCGGGCAGAGCGTCGACAAGGCTAACTTCGTCGGCTCTCGCACCGGCTCGCAGACCCGGATGATTGATCAGGACGTGAAGGACACGGCGACGCGCACGTTCCTCGACGTGATCAGCGGGCGCTATCACCAAGCCGTTGTTCAGGGAATGCGGTTCCTGGCCCGTCACCACTTCGGCATGGGCGAGGACGAGGCGCGGCAGATCGCCGAGTGGGCCGTGCAGCAAAAGGACGTGGAAGCGACTTTGCACGAGATCGCCGACGCGGCCGAAAAGGGGAACGTACCCAAGGGATTGCCGCCTGAACTGAAGGCAATCTGGCCCGCCTCGGTCGCGGCTGGGAAGGGAGCGCAGAGCGGGCCTGCCGCTGACGACGCCGACAAGGGCCCGAAGGAAGCGAACCCGTTCGATCAGTTCGACAGCCAGAAGGGCGGCGACACGCCGTCGCAGCCAGCAGCGCAGGCCGCGCCAGCCCCGACCCCCGTTCCGACCCAGTACGCCGCGTTCGTCACCGCGCCGCTCACGGGCGAGTTCGAGAACAACAATCCGACGAACCTTCAGCCGCGCGAGGATGGAAAGTCTTACGTCGGCCAGACGGGCGTGAATGGGCGGTTTGCGGTCTTCGACACCCCTGAGCACGGCTTGCAGGCGTCGGTCGAGAATCTGCACGCCTACTACACGAAGCACGGGATCGATACGCTCTACGGCATCACCGACCGCTGGGCGCCGGCAGGAGATGGTTCGAACGACCCGAAAGCCTACGCGGAGACCATCGGCAAGACGCTCGGCATCGACCCTTCGGCGCATCTGAACATGGACGACCGGCAATTGCTTCGCCGGATCGCGCTCGCGCAGATCGGCGTGGAAGGCACTGCTGGCAAGACCGCGCCGATGCGAGGACCGTCTGAGCGGGAAGCCCGGGCGCCCGATGACGCGCCCGCTGGCGACGCCTCGTCCGCGTTGTCCGAAATGGCCGACCTCGAGAACAAGTGATGGCCAAGAACGACCCCCTGATTTCCGCGATCGACGCGGCCGTGGTGGCTGTCTTGAAGACAGTCGATGGCGAGGTTACCGTCGAAGGCGCAGACCCGCCTTCAGCACGCGATCGGATCGCTGCGCTGGAGTCGGCGATGAAGTGGGCTGAGATGCGCTCCCGCATCGTCCCAGACGGGAAAGAGGGCTCGAAGTTTGGCGGACTCAAATCTCAGCTCCGTGAGGCTGGCGGTCGAAGAGGTCGAGGAACGGCCGCGACCGAAGATCGTCCAAATGGACACGATAGCGGACCCGACCCCGCAGGAGACGCCGATCCCCTCGACGCCTTCGGAGCCGACTGACCCGCAGCCGGCGCCGTACAAGGCGGAGACCCTTGAAGTGATCGTCGCTGCCTTCGGAGGCTTGGCGTTCGCCCTGAGCGCCCGCGCGCTGCTTCTGGTGGCCCTTCTGGGTGCCTTCGCCCTCGCCGTGATGGCGATGCTGCGACAGGGGTACATGCCGCTGCTGGTGCTGATCGCGTACGCCTGTCTGACCGTGATCCCGGCTACGGTCCTAGAGGTTCGGAAGCGGCAATGACTGGCTGGTGGATTTTGCCCACGAGAGGCCGGGTGGCGACACATCTGCCGCGGTTCCTCGCTTCAGCGATCAAGACGGGCATCTCGACGCCCGGCGTACTCGTGCTCAACGACCGAGACTACGCTGAGAATAAGGACGCCTACGACGCACTGACCCTGCCCGCCGACTGGTCGATCATGGTCACCGAGCTCGACGGCGCGCTCTCCAAATCCGATTGGGCGTATGACCAACTTCGCAACGCGCATCCCGACGCCACGTGGTTCGGGTGGCTCGCTGACGACGCTATCTGCGAAACCGCAGATTGGGACCGCAAGCTCATCGCGCATCTGAACGGCTGGTCGTTCGCGACCTGCGACGATCGCCTGAACGCTCCAGAGAAGGGCGGAACGTGCTGGGTCTTCTCGGCGCCGCTGCTTGAAGCGGTCGGTTGGATGAACCTGCCGGGCGTAAATCATATGTTCAGCGACGACGCTTGGGAGATGCTTGGCCGCGCGACGAAGTGCTGGACCTGCGACCTCTCCATCGTCGTTCGACACAATCACGCGCTGAAGACGGGAGTCACGGACGACACCGCCAAGCGGACGAACTCAAGCTGGGCGCACGACACCCTCGTCTGGGAGCGCTGGCAGCGCGACGAGTTCCCGGCCACGGTCGAGAGGATTCAGGCGCTTCAGGCCAAGAGCGGGCTCGAGTTTAGCCGGCCAGACCTCTCGCCGTATTCGATCATGCTCGCGACTCCTTGTGGCTCGAGCAGCTACGACCGCGTGTTCGTCGCCTCCATGATGGGCACGATGGAGCTTCTGCGCAGTCTCGGCGCCAAGGTGCATCGGAGCGAGCTTCCGGGCTCGAGCGACATCGTACTGGCGCGCAATCATCTGTTCGGCGCGTTCCTGCGCTCGTCCGACACGCACATGATGATGATCGACGACGACATGGGGTGGGATCCCCACGATGTCGTCCGCTTGCTGCTTGCGAACAAGGACTTCGTGGCTGCGGCGGGACCGCGGAAGACCGATCCCCGCAAGGACCCGTCGTTCGCGGTCAACAACGCCGACGACCGCGGGCAGACGATGCCGATCTTCTCGGATGCCTCGGCTGGTTTGATCGAAGTGACCGGCGTCGGCATGGCGTTCACGCTGATCTCGCACCACTGCGCGGTTCGGATGAGTCAGTCGTACGCGGATTTGGCGTTCTCTGGGCCGAATGGCCAAGACGACTTCGGCGTCTTCAACCCGATCATCTTCAACAAGCGGTACTTGGCTGAAGATTTCGCGATGTGTCACCGCTGGCGGCAGCTCGGCGGCAAGGTGCTCGTGGCCCCGTGGGTGTCGTTGCAGCACGCGGGCCGCTGGATTTGGGAAGGCGATTGGATGTCGGCGCTCGTCGCTAGCGCTGAGCAACGGCAGGAGGCCGCCTGATGCCCTGGAAGCCTTCAGACGCGCGGCGGTTCACCCGCAAGGCGAACACTGCAAAGAAGCGCAGGCAATTTGCTCACGTCTCGAATTCCATGCTTGAGCGCGGGGCATCAGAGGGCGCGGCGATCCGCGCCGCAAACGCTGTGGTCAGTCGAAACAAGGACCGCCACAAGCGCCGCGGCCGTAAGGCGGGGAGAGCGACATGAACCTTGTAGGCAGTTCGAACCAGCAAATCCGCAGCCCCCTTTTCGACGCGACGCTGACGCTCAGCGGTTCAGCGCAGCTCGTGCTCGCTCAGTCGTTGGCGCGTTCGTGCTTGATCCTTCAGAACCTCGGCGCGAATTCGATGGCGATCGAGTTTGGCTCGGCGCGCGCGACGGCGACGCTGACCAACGGCGCGGTCAGCAGCATCGCCGTGACCAACGCGGGGTTCAACTTCACCAAGCCGCCCGTGGTGAGGTTCCTTGGGGGCGGCTATCCGCAGACGAGCACTGGCGTCGGGCAGGGCGGGCTGAATACGTCCTATCTCGGCCTGAACCAGCCGAACGGCCCCGCGCCGTCGCATCTCGCCGAGGCGCACTGCGTGATGAGCGGATCGCCAGGGGCGCTGACCGTCGCGTCGATCACTGTCGACGATGGCGGCTCGGGCTACGCCTGCGCGCCGTACGTGTTCATCACCAACAGTGATCTGGACCCTTACGGCTGCGCGACACCTGCGCTGACGAGCGCTGGGCTGATTTTGGCCTCGGGGACGGGGCCATTAGCATTCAACGGGACGTTCTGCAGTACTGACAGCATCTCGGTCATAGGCACGTCCAGCGATGTGCTGGCCTGTAAGTGGGCGCCGTAGATGCCGACAGAGCAGCAGACCCTCTGGCCCGAGAACCAAGCCGGCGGACTTGGCCTCGGCCTGATCATGGGCGGCTCTGCCGGTAGCGGCCCGCCACCGCCGACGCCGAATCTTATAGAGCTCGAAGACGCATCCGGCACTTGGGAGCTAGAAGACGGCTCTGGCAGTTGGCAATGGGGATAGGCCGTGAACACTAAAATCTCAGCCGCTACGACGGTTACGCCGCTAGGAACCGACCTTTTCCCCTTTGCGCGGCCCGGCAACACGACGGCCCTGAACGCGAACGCGACGAGCCTGCTTGGCTTGGGCAACCTCTCGCTCACGGACGGCACGCACACCGTCAATGGCGTCGAGCAGATCACTGTCACCGGCGGCACGGTCGGCGGCTCTACGCCTGATGCGACGCTGACGATCAGCGGCGGCTCGCCCTCCATCACCCTCACCGCCGCAACCAACCTCGCCGCTGGAACTTCTGTCTCTGTCAATTCCTCAGGAGATGCGGTGCAGACATGGGGGCCGGCTCCGAATGTAGCGGGCGTCGTCAATCCGTTTGGCTCCCTGCTTTGGTACGACGCGGTAGGAATCAGTTACCTCCAGCTCGATGCTACCCACTTCGTCCTGTTCGCTGGCAACGGTGCGGCCAACTTTTTCACGAACGCGGGGATCATAGGCGCTGTCGTCGGAACGGTGTCGGGCACATCAATCACCTACGGAACGCCGAACACGACGACCGGCATGGCCAATGTGAGACCCGCCGGAAATATACCCTTTGGCTCTCCAAGCGCAGCCGCCCTCTCCGCTTCACTTTTTGTCTGCGCCTACAACGATCCGACCAACAGCGGATTCCTCACGGCCGTCGCCGCTTCCGTCTCAGGCGGCACAATCACCGCCGGAACGCCTGCGGTTGTTGATGCGGCACAGGGCCTCAATACAAATACCAATGGTTTCAACTGTATCGGCGTTGCCAGTCTGAGCGCCACCAGCTTCATCATCGTCTACACTGGCTCTAATGACACCAACACCTATGCTATTGCAGGAACTGTATCAGGTACAACCATCACGCTTGGTGCGGCAGTAACCGTCGTCACTGGTGGACTATCAGTCAATGTTGCGCCTATCTCCTCCAGCGAGGCGCTAATTTCCTATGACGCATCCCCCGTCGTGGGCGCTGTCATCGCCAGCGTATCGGGCGCCACGATAACATTGAACACGCCAGCCACCGTCAGCCCCGGCGCTTCTGTCAATGGGCAACTCTCGATGGTGCTGTTAAGCACGACCAGTTTCGTGCTTGCTTTTACATCAGGCGATCCGCAGCCGCCCACCACGGGCCTTTTGGCGGGGTCCATATCTGGCACGACCGTCACGTTAGGCGCCGTGCTGGATGCCGGCGTAGTCACCCTTCAAAAAGGTGGCCAGTCAATCGGCGCTCCCGCTTTATCCACATTGAGCGCCACGACGTTTGCCGTGGTTCAGATTGAACCCGGTAACGCGCCGCCGATCTTCACTGTATCAGGCACAACCATCACGCAGGGCTCGTTGCTGCCCACGACGAGTCCGCACGGCAGTACGACGAACTTCAATAACATACTGGGGGGAGCTGGACGCTCGCCAATGACCTTGGCGGTTCTTGGCGCGGGATCGTTTATCTTCAACGACACGGATGGAACAGTCTTCCAAGTTACAGCCGGCGTCGTCTCGGGGGGTATCGCCCATAACGTAATTCAATACTGGGTGTTTGCTGTTAGTTCCACGACAGTTCTTGCCGTTCTTTGGAACGTGGACGACACGATAAGCACGCGCATCATCTCCGCAGTATCGAATCTGAGCCAAGGCCCCATCGGCCTCACCGCCTCTGCCGTAAGTTCCAGCGGTACGGCGACCATCGTTCCGCCGGGCCAAGTCTGCGCCAACCTCACAGGACTAACGCCTGGCCTCGCTTACTACCACAACGGCGACGGCACGGTGACGACGGCGAACACGGGCCACTTGGCGGGAACGGCGCTGACCTCGACGACGCTGCTCGTGGCCTGACTGACGTGAATGCCCAATCCCTTCCCGCCCATAAAGCTGCCGCCTGAGCACTAGCCGAAGCAGCGAGCGACGGGCATCATGCGCCGATGAGCGATCAGCCCCCGCCAGCGCCGCAGCATCCTCCCGGCTGGTGGCATCGGGGCGAGGCGGCGCCTAGGCGACATCTATCTCTCCCCTCTCACAAGGGCAGAAGCAGCACGAGCACGGCGGAAGTCGCCAACGGTTATGGTGGTTGGCGAGCACATGCTTTGGTCGCCTCGGGTATCGAGATTCAGCCAATCTTGCACCGCCGCGAACGGCTTCAGCGCTTCCTCGTATTTCTCGATCAGGGCCAGGAGGAGACGGAGGTCGAGGGCTTGCTGCTCGATCATCGCCACGCTGGGTATATCGCCGTAGTAGTCCGTGAGGCTTTCCCTCACCCTCTCCACCGCTCCCGCGTAGTCTGGTTGCTCGGTCATCGGCACCCTCTCCAAAGCGGCCCGCAGTTCCGCGCTCAACGGCTCAGGACGGGCCACGGCTGTTCCTCGATATCGACCATGACGCAGCGGGCCGTTCCTTTGCGATCTTCCCACGCAAGTTCTATGGCCTCGTCGGACATGCGCGCCGAGATGAACAGCCCGTTTCGGACGAGCCAGTTCACGATGGCCCCTCGTCGGTCTGGCGAGACGGTCGCTACATCCAAGCCGCTTGCATCGATGATTGCGTATCCCTCACCCGCCATCTGCGTTCCCCGTTGGGGGGGGTCTCCAACCGTGCGAACGGGAGATTGCTTGTCGCCTGCCGCCCATGCCTTCGGGTAACTCCGGCGGGTATAGTTCTTGTGACGTACTGTCGCTATGCGCCCAGTCGAACAACCTATACAATACGAGCTTGCAGTCAGGGTTGTTCAAATCGAAGGCATCAGCGCATCCGCAGGTATAAGCCAGTTTTGTTGGCAGGCCCATCTTATCTACATCTGTGTCAACTGCGCAGGGCTCCAAGGGCGCCCGACCAACCGAACACCAGTGGTAGGTTCTTTTAGCCATCTGCGTTCCCCATGCTTTCGGGCGTAGACTTGAGAAGGGAGCGGGCGCGGCGGAAGTCGCCCACACGCTGGCCGGCGTAGATTGGGGTGTCGTTTAGGTAAGATGTGGGCCAGGGTTTGAGCCACACCTGATCGGTGTCGTGCGTTCCAATGAACGGCGCGGGCAGTTCTTTGGCGAACGGCCTCAGCCCTTCCTCCAGCGCCTTGATCCGCTTGTCACGGTCGGAGAGGGCGGAGAGGAGGCGGCGAATCCCCTTCGCGCCTCCGTGGCCAAGCGGGTGTATCTCCTCAAGCCTTGAGGCCCACATTGTAAGATGCGCCACCGCTTCCGCTAGTTCCTCGCTCTCGTCAGCCGGGTCGGTCATGGGCGAAAGTTCGCTGCGTCGAAGCGGCCGGCTTGGTAGTCAGGCTCGATCGTGACAAGCTGGGCGTGAGCCCTTTCCATGTAGTCATCGGCCATTGGATTGCGTCTCGCCCAGCCGAGAGCAGCAGAGAGGCGACTCCAGAAGGGCCATTGAGAGCGGATGCCGTTCGCCGCGTCGTAGGCCATGCCGCGTATGCAATCGACCTCGATGCAGAAGTCGTCGGACGCTTCCGGGTGGTGCTTGAAGTAGGCCAGGGTTTCGATTGTCATTTTCTTGCTCTCGTCAGCCGGCATCTGCGTTGTCCTTCAGGGCTTGGCGAGAGTTAGAGTTCTCGGCGATGAAGGCGCGGGCGATGTATTCGCTGTAGGCGGGAGGGATGGCCTGGGCGAGTTCGTCGCGGGTTGTGTGCCAATCGATCTCCATCGCCTTCGCGCCGTCTGTGCGGCGGAAGTTGTGTCCCGCCAAGCAGATCATGTCCGCGCCGCTATCAAACGTGCTGTAGGCGCGGGAAGAGTTCGTTGTGCCGCGATGTGCCGCGTGACTTGGTTCCATCATCCAGAAGCTGGACTCAAACAGCCGGTGTCTGAAAACCCGAAGGCCGAACATCGTCCCACAAAGCCTGAGCGGATTGACCAGCGGCGCTCCGACAACATTCTCGATCACGTAGGGCACGCCAGACGCTTTCAGCATGGCCCGCGTCTCTGGGATCAGCATCGGGTGCTCCCGGCCAGGCCAGAGCTTCGCGGTAATGCTGTAGCCCTTGCATACCGGAGACGCCCAGATAAGATCGAACTCGCCCAGGTCGAACGGCGGTTCGAGCGCATTGGCTTGGACGAATGGAAAGGGATAGTTGGCTTGCCGAACAAGATCGACGCCAACCACATCAAACCCGGCCCTCGCCAAGCCCATTGAAGCCCCGCCCGCTCCGCAAAACAGATCGAGCGCCCTAAGCATCTGCGTTCCCCTTACTGAGCGGGTTGAGGGCGAGGAGCACAGACTCGCACATGATGGCGCGGGCGGCGTTCGTCGCGGCCTTTACATCACCTTCGGACGTTCCCTTAGCCTTGTGCTGTCGCTGATAGTCACGAAACCAGCCAGCGGCCTTCGTGAGCGCCTCCCTCACCATCGCGCCCTGTTCGTCGGTTGGCGTCCATACAGGGGGTTGAGCGGAGAGAGCGTATTCAGCGCGTTCAATACAACCCAGCGCATCACAACAACTCGCTCGCGTTCCAGCAGGGGTTCCAACCATATCCTTCGCATCCGCCATGTAGTTTCTGGCGCGTTCCAGTTCCGCCTTAATCGAGATAACTCCGTTCGCGCTCTGCTTCTCCGACACCGGGCTGGGGGATTGGGAGGATTCGAGAGCTGCTTCCGCTCTGTTAGCGCGCGCGGTTAGATCAAGGATAGTTCGCCCAGCCTTAGAGAGGCCGCTATGCCACTGAACCTCTCGGTGGGCCTGTTGTTCTATGGTGTCAGCGAGACGACGGATGAGTTCCTTCGCCTTGGCCACTCTGCCGTTGAACTTCGCATGGGCGAATTGCCGCGCCTCTGTGACGATGGCGCGATCTCGGGGCTGTTCCTCCACCATCCCCTGTACGTCCGTGGCCACCTGTTCCGTTCGCGCGTTAGGGTCAGTCGGCATTTGCGATCTCCAAGAGCACATTGGCGTGGCAGCCGTCGTTGGAGTAGAGCGAGACGGGACACCAGCACGCGAGGTTCTTGCCACGAAGCTCCGCGCGAGCGGCGGTCACCAGCGTTTCGTTGTCGGGCGCGACGGAACGGTAAAGCACGAAGGCGTGGCGCTTATCCTGCACGGGCCGACCGCCAGTGTAGGCGTTGGCCCAACCAACTCTGAACGGGTTTCCCCATTTTGTCGGACGACCGACGTAGACTGTGTTCTCAGGCATCCGCCAGCCCTTCGTACGCTTACGCTGCACTCTAACTGGCTGTTCCGTTCGCGCGTTGTCGGTCATGGGTCACCTCTCTCGAATTGAGCGTGCAGCCTTTCGGCCGTCTCGTAGGGGTCCAGCCCGTAGGCGGCCCAAAAGCGCAGTTCTGCCATGCCGTGCTGATCGGCGTGATGTTTCGCACAACCGGACCACGCGCGGCGATCGTCAGGCTTCGTCTGTAGACCGGTCGGCGGCTGGCCTGGCGGACTCGTTCGGATGTGGCAGGCTTGGATTGGCCCTTCGCACTGTCCGGTGAACGCGAAGACGCACGGCTGTCTCCTGAGCCACGCTAGATAGGCCGGCTCGCGCACTCTCGGCCTCCGCTGGCCCTCTCCCGTCGGCGCCGACCGCTTTTCTCTCTCCGCCTTCCTCGCGCGCGCACGAGAGCGGTTGTCTGCGCGGATGATGTCGCGGGCAGCGCGGAGGTCGGGATCTTGAATCAAGGCGCGCCCAACCCCTCGAAGAAGTAGTCGATCGGCACCCCGAGCGCTTGAGCGATCAGCCAGAGCTGCGAGGCGAGCAAGCGGTTCGCGCCCGTCTCGTGTTTTTGAGTCTGCTGGTAGGAGACGCCGTACACAACGCCGAGCTTGCCTTGGCTGATGTGCAGTTCTTGGCGCCGAGCCCGAAGACGGGCGGCGATGTGCACGTCAACGGGATCGCGGAGATCGACTGGGCTTATCGTCATAGCATCGCTCCTGTCCGCTCATGGACGGCGCTGGCGATGATGGCCTGCCGCTCGGGCGGGATCGCCTGCCAGTCGCCAGATTGCTTGAGCATCTCGAACCGCTGCGCGACCGCCTCGTTGTCCGCGGTCGCCATCCAGAGCGAGAACAGCCAGACGTTCTGGTCGACGCCGGGGACGCCGATGACGCTCGGATCGTTGAGACGTTCGACGGCAGCCCTGTTCACTTCGATCCGCTCGCTCGCGTCCATGTCGCCGAACGCTGTCGTCTTGCGGAACTCGGTGACGATGCCGCGCACGCTCGCGAAGTCCCCAGCATTCGCCAAGGCCATGCGGTAGAGGTCAACCGGGCCCGGCGAGGCGGCGGAGGTAGGAGGGGAGGGCTCCCCCTCGTCGACTTCAGCTTCCTCCGCAGGCTCGGGTTCTGACTCCATGGTGCCTACGATCGTGCCAGACTCGCCGTTGGCGTAGGTCACTTCGTCACCGACAGCGTACGGCGTTTGGGGCGACGGCTCTGCGGGAGGTTCCGCAGCGGGGGCAGGCTCCCCCGGCGTCTCCACCGGGGTCGACTGCTCGCCGGCTTTCCCGACGTCCGTTGCATCTTCGCCTCCTGCTTCAAATTCTGCTTCGATCTCGTTCTCCATGTGCGAGCCAGCGTCGGGCGCACCGACCACTTCGATGTCTTGGCGCTGTAGCGACTCGATCACATCGGCCAGCGGCGCGTCGATCTTCTCGGCGACGTACTCTGCACTTGGCATGGGCTCGTCGCTCGGCAGTAGATTGAGGAACGCGGCCACTCGTCCGTCCAAGTCGATCTGCGCCTTCGTGCGGCGGGTGCGGCGCTTGGGCTGGCCGTCGACCGCGTTGGCGATCTCGCGGACGTTCAGTACGTCGGGATCGACGTTGACCTCTCGGGCTTGCAGGCGGCCGACCATGCCAGTTCCGGCCCCGTTGTCGGCGGCGGGCGGGATGTCCTGGGCTTCCTCTGCGACAAACAGACCGCGGAGCAAGTCGGCGGCACCGTCTCGGGCGCCAAAGCTCCGGGCTCGCATTTTTAGCATCCGCTTCTTGGCGGTCTGCCACGGCCCATCTTTGGACCACAGGCGCGCTTCCTTCGCGTCCGCGACCGAGAACCGCCCCGCAATCACTTGGCCGTCAGGGCGCGTGATTTCGCAGACCGCGGCCATCTCGTCGGGGTAGTCAGCCGCCTCGTTCTCGAACCACTCCTTGAGCTTGAAGCCGTTCGACCAAATCAGGGCCGGGATCGCATCGCCGAAAAGTACGGGCCGCCCGGAAATCACAGCCAGACTCTGGCAAGATTGAAAAGGAGCGAAGCCGAGTTCGGCGCCGGCCATGATCGCGACCATCACCGCCTCGGGTGATTTGAAGCTGCTCGGCATGAGCCCGGAGCGCGACATCGCGTCCGCCAGCCGATACGCCTCGTCGAGCGTCTGTGGCACGAGCGCGACCACGGCGCCGCCGCCAGCGATCTGCGGCTTGGGCTTCTCGGCTACGGCGGGTAGTTGGGCGTCGGTCATCAGTGGTCCTTTCCAAATCGAGCTTCTAGTTCGGCGCGCTGGCGTCGAGCGCGATCAGTCTGGCTTTCGCCGCCGTGCGCGGTCAGTTCGTCGTCGACGATTTGCTGCATCGCCTCGCGGCGCTCGCCTGTCAGCATGTAGGCGTGAAACCAAAGGCCGCGAACACGCGCGAGGCGGAACTGCTCGTTCTGCTTATCGGACCGAGGCTTGTGCGGCTTCGACGGGTCGTAGCGACCGATCCTCATCCGAAGATGTCCCGCGCGAGCTGCGTGCGCCGTTCAGCGGCGCGCTGTCGGCTCCATTCGGAGCGTTCGAGGTACTTAGCGTCTGTCTCGCCGCCGCCGACGCCTGGCCACTTCCCGCGCTCCATGCAGAGGGCAAACGTGCGGATGGCGGCCTGTACGTCCTTGGCGGCTTCGTCCATGTCGAACGGCTTCAGTTCGCGGACGGCGACTTCGTATGGCGGACTCTTGCAGGCGAAGACGAGCGCGAAATTGGTGAGGCGGAAATCGGCCGCTTGTTCAAGGCACCGGCTAATCAAACTGGCTTGGAAATCATACCTATAGTCATCGAGGGTGCGTTGGAGACTGCGGTCATCAATCGCCGCCGTCGTTTTCAGGTCGACCGCCTCGGTACTGGCGGTCGGAATCACGTCCGGCCTGGCGCGCAGATACACTCCGGTCTCTTTGTCGTAGGCGATTATCGTGTGCTCAACGAGGCCCTGCAGAGCACCCGCGCGAACCACGGCGTTGTTCAGCAGCCCGGAGTCCTCAAGACCCTTCTGCCACGGCAAGATGCCGGCGATCCCCTTAATCGTTTCCAACTCGGCGGGCGTGAGAATCGCAAGCCCTGCGGCCGCTTTCTCGGCTTCCCACGCCTTGCAGTAATTGGCGGCCCGGGTCCACTTCTTGAGTTCGCCAGTTCGTTGATCGGGGTACTCGTCGGGGCGTACGACGAAGACCTTCTTAAAGTTGACCTCGCCCAAACAGAGGTGGTGTGCAGCTTGTCCGAGAATCAACGCGCGGCTTTCCTCTTCGGTGAGGCGCTGCGGGTTATAGGGCGACCGGATCCAGTACTGCATCGGCGAGTCGCTGAAGATCGTACGCAACCCGGAAGAGCTAATTGAGGGGCCGACGCATAGGCCCGGGCCATGATACGTGAGGATCGGGACGTGCGAGTAAATCCCCGGCTCACTTATCGGGTTACCGTTCCACTTGATGATGTTGAGGCTCACGGCACATGGCTCCATGTACGACCGCGGGCGATAAGCCCGATCGTGTCGGGCCCGACACCAAACCTAGGCGCGATTTCGGTGTAGCGAAGCCCGCTGCGCACCAATTGTCGGATCAGGGGAATGTCGCCCTCGGTCAGTACCGAGCTTCCGTTCGTGGAACCGGGTGACGAGTAGCCGTTCGCCGTCCCGTGCCGAACTGCATCTCGCATGTTGTCCGTTCGCGTGCCCCAGCGGAGGTTCGTTAGGCAGTTATTCGTGCGAGTGCCGTCGGCGTGACAAACCTCGAACCCAGGGGCGGGCGGGCCGACAAACGCTGTCAGTACAAGGGCGTGCACAAGACGACTGTTGCCTTTTCCGAGAACGACAAGTGGATAGCCGTTGCTCGCTATGCCCGGCTTGAGAAGGACTCCCTTGTGGCGACGGATCACCACCGTGCCCTTCGGCGTGGTGTATGTCGCTAGCCGGTCCAGGCTGCGCACACGCCCGAAGTCGCTTACCTCGTACAGACCCTCGAACCCGACGACCGGCAACCAGCGTTCCTCGCTCATGCGTTCACCAGCGGCTTAATCAGCGCAATCTGCGCCTCCCCGAGGTCCCAAGCTGTAAGACCTTCCAACTCGCGCGCGTCACTAGGCAAATGCGACATGAGCAGCCCCAACTCCGTGTGCCAACTCATCAAGAAGGCGTCGGGATCGGGCTGCTTCGCCGCGTTGATTCTCATCTGGCGGACGAACGCCTGCATCTTGGCGAGGTTCTGATCGCGGGGGGTCAGTCTCGGCGCCATGTCGTGCCGTGCTCATCCACGAACTCTGGCCGATTCGACGCCATGTAAGCGCGGTCGAGCGCAAAAATTTCCTCGCACGCCGCCTTAACTTTCGGAACGAGGTTCGGGTCGAGCATTTTGTCGGCTATGGCGTGGGGATCGAACAACACCCATCGACCAAACGCCTGATCGAGCTCGCCGTCGCACATGCGCGAGCCCATGAAGGTCTTCATGGTGACCTTGATCGAACGGCCATCGTCCAACTGAGCGGAATAGTGGCGACCGAAAGCGGGCACATCCTCCCGCACATTCTCGACGTTCATACCGCTTGGCGTCGTTTCGGCGTGATCGCGCCCGCTGAAAATTCCCATGCTCGTCTCCACCTCTGCCCCCACCTAGTCGCCTCTCGCGTGGATTGCAAGCGCGATTTGCGATTGACTGCAATATTTAGCTAAGCCTATCGTCCGCGCCTATGGATCACGAGCAGATGATAGTCTTGCTGCAACAAGCAGAAGCCCGCGTTGGCTCTGCGGCGACGCTGGCCGCGCAAATCGGCATTTCGCCAGCCTATCTGAGCCGAATCAAGAGCGGCGAGGCGATGCCCTCAGACCGCGTGCTGGACGCGCTCGGCCTTGAGCGCAAGACCATCTACTTCATCAAGGAGTCGACCAATGGATGACGAACCGGGCGTGCTGAGCGGCCAAGCTGCCGGCCAGCTTAAGGCGCTGGCTGAGCGCGCGATGAATTTGCTCAATGATCGCGACGCGGTGAACGAAGACCTTCGCGAGGTTTTCCACGAGGCCAAGGAGGCGGGATTCGAGACCAAGATTCTCCGCAAGGCCATCGCCGAGGAACGCAAGGACCAACTCGCGCTAAAGTCCGAACAGGATCAGATCGCGATGTATCGCGTCGCCATCAGCGGGCGCATCCTCGACATGCTCGACGCTGCCGAGCCGGACGCCGCGTGATCCTCGGCATCGATCCCGGCTTGAGCGGCGCCCTCGCCCTCTACGACCCGGCGACCGATCGCCTTGACGTGCGAGACGTGCCCACGCTCTTGCTGACGCGCAACGCGAAGAACAAGCGCGAGGTTGACGTTCAGGCGTTGGTCGACCTGATCCTTTGGATGGCGAAGCTGCGGCCGACCGTCTTCATCGAAAACTCGACGCCAATGCCAGGCGGCGGGCTCGCATCGACGTTCTCGTTCGGCAAGACGTTCGGGCTTCTCTACGGCGTCTGCGCGGCCAACAAGCTCGTGATTGAGCGCGTGTCGCCGATGGCGTGGAAGAAGCTTCTGGCGGTGCCGAAGGACAAGGACGGGGCTCGAGCGCGCGCCTCGGTGCTGTTGCCGCGGCACTCGTCCAATTGGCCTCTGAAGAAGCACGACGGCCGCGCAGAGGCGGCGCTGATCGCGCTGTACGGCTATCGAGTGACGCCAGCGCCTCGCAGACAGGACGATTACGACTTGCCGCTGATTGAGACAGCGGGAGTCGACGTGATCGTGAAGGCGGTAGAGTGAGCGACGACGGCGGTGTGAAGATGAAGACCTTCTACGCGTACACGATCCCGAACGAGATGTTCCCGACGAAGCGTGAGCTGTACGCGGTCTCGCTCTATTTTCTGATGCAAGACCGCAAGGTCTTCCCTTGGTGGCGCTGGCGCTACGTGCGCTGCTGGCTAGGCGCGAAGGGCTGGCTGTGAGCGTCCGGCTGATCGTTGGCGATTGCCGCGAAGCGATGGCGGCGCATGGCCCGTTTGACATGATCATCGCCGACCCGCCCTACGGCGAAACCTCGCTGGGCTGGGATCGCAAAGTCAGCATGTGGGCCGATGCGGCGCGCGAGGCGCTGAAGCCGACCGGTTCCATGTGGGTGTTCGGATCCATGCGTTGCTTTTTGACGCAAGGCGTGCCGTCTGGCTGGCGCTTCGCCCAAGACATCGTGTGGGAAAAGCACAACGGGTCCGGCTTCCATGCTGACCGTTTCAAGCGGGTGCATGAGCACGCAGTCCAATTCTATCGCGACGACGCCGCTTGGGCCGATGTCTTCAACGAGGTTCAGACCACCCCCGATGCCGTGGCGCGCGAGGTTCGCCGCCGCAAGGGTCGCCCGACTCACATGGGCAAGATCGACGCCGTTCCGTACGCCAGCGTTGACGGCGGCCCGCGTATCGCTCGCTCAGTGATCTACATGCGTTCGCGCCACGGTCGCGCGCTGCACCCCACAGAGAAGCCGTCGGCGCTGCTGGAAATCCTGATTCGCACGTCTTGCCCTGCTGGCGGGCTGGTCGGTGACTTCTTCGCGGGGTCAGGTGCGGCGGGCGAGGCTGCAGCGATGGCGGGCCGCCGCTATGTCGGTTGCGAAATCGACCCGGAGATGGCGCAAATCGCGCGTGACCGGATTGCGGAACTGTTGCCGCTATGTCTGACCCCCTAGACGCGTTCGATCAAATTTACGTTACCGCGCCCCTTGATCCGCTCGACGCATTCGACGCGGCGCCCGTGCCGTGCCGGAGGGCGGCGGAGGTCGGTGGCCATATATGTAGGGTCGGCGGCGGCTCGGCACACTATTCCGACGATTTTGGGCGGACGTGGTTCTGCACGGAACACGCGCCAGATTCGTTTTTGCCGCACCAGCGGCGCTGGCTTGCTCTAGGCGATTCGTGAGGGCAGTGTGACGGACGGGGGAGGCGTTAGCAGCGCCAGTCCCGCCGTCCTAATCACAGGACGCGCTTAATTTTGCTGGACCTCAGCGCGCCATGACTGGCCTAGAAATACCCTCCGAACATTGCGTTTTCAAGACGCCGTACGAGCGGACGTGTGAAGAGCTGGTTGAGATAGCCCGCTGGCACGGGCTCACGATCGGCGACATTCGATCCGCCAATCGCGACCGGCACATCGTCCGCGCCCGCGACGAAGCCATCGCCCATCTGCGCGCCAAGGGATGGACCTACCCGCGGATCGGCCAGTTCTTCAACCGAGACCACTCGACGTGCGTTGTCGCTTTCCAGCGGTACGAGGCGCGGGCCAATGCGTAGGCGCTCAGTGCCGCTGCAACTACGCTTCGCTATCTTGGAGCGCGACGGGTTCCGATGCCGATACTGTGGCGCCAGTGTGAACGACGCTGATGTCCGACTCCACGTCGACCACGTAAAACCGGTAGCGTCCGGCGGAACGAACGAACCGCGCAACCTCGCCACAGCCTGCCAAGACTGCAATCTTGGCAAAGCTGCTAACGAACTACAGCCAATTTTTGGCTACCGCGAGTGGGCTGCAGAGGGACTTATCGTCTGCGATTTGATCGCTCGCTTTCACGATGCGGGCCTTACGCTCAGTCACATCTTTGAGGCTCTCCAACTCGTTGGCGCTAATGCCCCGTTCAACCCGACGCGACTCATTCGCGCGGTCAACAGCGCACCCACCCTTGATTGGGCTATGGAGGAGATTTTAGCGGCGTCCGGCTATGAAGCTGAAACTCAGGACAATATTCGAGCGATGCTCGGCATGGAGAAACCGACGCAATGAGCGTCGCGGATCTCATCCAAGCGATGACCGAAGCTGGCGCGCCTATGGCCGCAATCGTGATTGCGGTGCGTGCGATTGAGGAAAAAGAGGCGATCATCGAATCCAAGCGCGCTATAGAACGTGAAAGAAAACAACGTAATAGAGCGAAGTCACGGGACGGTCACGGGACGGTCACGGGACTGTCCGCGGACAATGCCGGACCCCTCCCCAAGGAAAAAGTTTCCCCCACACCCCCTTCAAAAACTCAACCTCTCCCATTTCCTCCTTCGCCCCCTACGGGGGCTCATGGTTCCAAATTGAACGGCCACCGGCCCGATTTTGATCGGTGGTACAGGGTTTACCCGATACACAAAAAGCCACGAGACGCTGAGCGGGCGTTTCTGGCGGCCCTAAACCGGGGAGCAACCGTCGAATCGTTAATCGCGGTTGCTGAGCGGTATTCTCGGGAAACGGCCAGCCGACCGCGGGACAAGGTGCTTTATCCAGCGAGCTGGCTGAACTCCGATAGTTGGCTGGACGAGGCTGAACACTCCACCATGCCGAGCCGCGCCCGGCATGAGCCGCTACCGTTGCCAGGTAGAGAGGAAGACCGACTCGCCCTTCTCAATTCAATTCTGGATGAATCATGACCGACGACGTTGACTTGCAACCGAAGCTTCCGCTGACCGTGGCGCTGCCGTTCTGGCAGGAGATGGCCGGCAAAACGTCGGTAGCGTTCGCCGACAGCTACCTGTCGGGCGCGACGCTGGTGAACCGTCGCCTGATCACGAAAACCAACATCGCGTTCGACCGAGTCGCGCAGAACTTCGATGCGATGACGATGCTTCGCGCGCTTGGAATCACGCTCGTCAGCCCCAACGGTCGCGTGGTGGCCGGGCCGCCAGAGCGCAAGCGCATCGAAGCGGCCGAACTGCCGATGGTTCGCGGGATGCTGATCGACATGCGCGAGGCGTTCGAGGCGAAGGCGGCGCGCGATCGTGAGCTGTTCCGCGGCGTGCCGAGCATCCAAGCCCGCACAGATGGAACGGGAATCTCCGCCGAGCTGCGCGCGATGCTGCCGAAGCCCGCGCCGGAAAGCCGCCCGCTGCCGCCGCGCCGCGTCGACCCCGCCGACCTGATCGACATGCTCTAGCGACATAACGCCGCTGTCTAGAAACTGAGATGAAAGTGGAGCATTAGGGAGTCATGGACGAGCCACGCCGCCTCGAGCACATCGCCCGCGACATTGAGCGCCTCGTCGTTCGGATGATTGAACATCTAGAGGCGAGGGCCTGGGACATGCTGAATTTGGACTTCACCGCTCTTTCGGCGCTGGGCGCCGAACTGGACGCACTCGCCGCCGCGCTGGCGAGCGATATTTCGACCGACGTGTCGAGCGCCGTGTCATCGGCGGTTTCGACCACGCAGGCCGCGGACGCGGTTACGCTGTCTTCGGCGCTGTCGACGCAAGTCGCCACAGACCAAGCGGCGCTGTCGTCTTCGCTGGCCAGCCAGATCGCGACCGACCAAGCCGACGCGCAGTCGCAGATCTCCACCGCGACGGCGAGCCTGTCGACTCAGGTGTCCAGCCTTCTGTCGACCGTCAGCTCGCTTACGGGCGTGTCGAGTTCGCTCAGCGGCGTTTCCACGTCGACCTCGACCTCGGTTTCCAGCTCTCTGCCGCCGCCTCCCGCGCTCGCCGTCAGCCCAGCGTCCGTCGCAAGCGGCGTCGGCCAGTCGATCAGCACCACGCTCGTTCCGAGCGGCGGCACCGCGCCCTACACCTTCAGTTCCAGCCTTGCGGACGTGACCGTCAACGCTGGCGGCGAAGTCAGCGGCGCGCCGACCTCGGCCGAAACCGGAACGATCACGGTGACGGATTCCTCGACGCCGCCCCAAACGGCGACGGTTGCGGTCACCATCGCGGTCGCGGCCCCGTCCCCTTTGACGCTAAGCCCGCCCTCCATCTCAAGTGGCGTGGGCCAGTCCATCTCGGTCCCGATCGTGGCCAGCGGCGGGACTCCCCCGTACACGTACGCCTCGGGCCTCGGCGACGTCACCGTGACGGCGACTGGTGAAGTCGCGGGCGCGCCGGCGGCGGCGGAAACGGGCGCCATCACCGTCACCGACTCCTCGACGCCGCCTCAGTCGGCCGAAGTCTCGGTCACGATCAGCTAACCAGTTCGCGCGCCTCGCACTTCAAACAGCGCCCAGCCGGGGCGACGCTGCGAGGCTCGGTGAGGTCGTCTCTCTGGCGGGCGTGGCGCGCGTTTTGGCCATGATCGTACCGCCAATCGCCGAGAAGCCCCGGCGCCTACCCTATGACGTAGAACCCGCTCGCGCCGTCCAGCCGCGCGTCAAGGCTGGGCCGCAGGGCAATCGCGCCAGCCGAGACCGCTGCGCAGTGCAGTTCAGCCCAAAGGCTCGCCGCGACCAGCATGGACGGCCGGTCGCCATCGCGGGCCGCCTCGCCCGCCGCGCGCTCGAACAGCCCAAGCAGCCGCATGACCGACTCGCGGTCCAGCGTGGTTGAGTCCCACATGACGGAGCCAGAGACGGCGCGGAAGGTCACGATAGCGCCGCCAGAATGAGCGCTAGAGCATAGCGCGCGCGAGCCCAGAGGCACCGCCAGCGCCCAAGCGAGCAGCCCGCCAGCAGCGATGATCACGAAGCCGGCGAGAATGCCGACCGCGAAAATCACGGCGTCGTCCGGTCGTAGTGGTTGCCTCATTTCGCCCCCTCCGTATCCATGATCGCAAGCGCGACGCCGAACGCGACCCAAAGCGACAGCGCAAAGGTCGCCGCTTGCGCGATAAGCCAGAACTCCGACACGATCCCGATGCCGCCGCCCATCACGAGCCACGCGACCAGCACGGCCAGCACCTTGAGCCAGAACTTAAGCATGCGGCGCCCCCCTCTTGAACGGCTCAAGATACACCAGCGCGGCCGTAAGCCGGTCATGCAGCGCCGCCGCCACGCCTCGGGCGCTTGGTATGTCGTCCCCGCCCTTCGCCGCCGCCAGCAGCCGCCTAGCGGTCCTGGGGTTCACGCGTGCCATAGCCGACAGCTCCTCGGTGTTGACGCCTGGCAACAGCGCCTCGGCGGCGGTCACAACGGCGCGGGTCGGGGTCATTTGAACAGCGCGACCAGCGCGAGCGTCACAAGCGGCGCGCCGACCAATGCGGCGGCGATCGTCATCGCCTGCAGTTCGTAGTGGTCGAACAGCTTCCGCTCGAACCGGTCGCGCTTGGCGTTCCATTCGAAATGAACGTGCATCAGTGGAACACCACGCAGCCGTCGCCGCCGTCAGCCGCCATCGCGAAAGCGTCGCGCCATGTCTTGTAGAGGTCGCGAAACCAGCCTTCCTTGTGCTCAGCGGCCCTCTCGGCGTACCGGTCGAAGTCGTCGACCAGTTTCGCCGCGACCACAGGGCCGATGACGCCCTCGCAGTCAGCGAAGTTGATCAGCTCCCAGAATGGGCCGTTAGCGGCGTCCCACGCCCCGCGAGCGTATGGATGCGTAAGCCCGTCGACCGGTTCGTATCCAGCGAGCCGCGCCAGCTCGTCGCGCCATTCGCCATAACCGCTGTAGCTACCGGCGCGGAACCGCAGTTCTTCAGCCCAAGCGAATACGGCCTTGGGCGCCAGCTTGAGTCCCGCCTCGCGCCCGGCGAACGCCGCATCATTCGGAAAGAGGCGGCCATACTTCTCCCATTTGACGGGGTAGCCCTCACTATCGACGGCGGCCCTCGGCGCCGCGCGGATGTGACGATAGGCCGTGATGTCGAGTCCCATTAGAGCAACCTCCCTTGCTTGGTTTCGCATTCATCGAACATGCCGCCCGCTGGCGCATGACCGCGCCTAGCGTTCCGACGCTCACGCTCAAGCGCAATCTCGCGCGCCGTCAGCGACACCGGCTTGACGCCTGGCACAAGCATTTGGCGAGCCACGCCGTCCGCGAGGCGCACCGGTTCGCTTTTCAGGCGTTCCATTGTTCGATCTCCTCGGGCTCCAAGGCGTGAAAGTCGTCCGATCGCAGCTCGCGCTCGATCGCATCCATAAGCATCGCCGAGTCGACCGGGCATTCGCCGCGCGCCGGCAAGTCGCGGCCCCAAAAGCCGGCTTCCCAAGCCGCCTCCGCCGCGTGCTCCATGCTGCGGCCGTTCGGGTTCAAGAGTCGGCGCTGGAACGGCTTGAACCGATGCCAAAGCTGCAGGTCGCGGTTCGCGAGCTCGCCGCCGTCGTCACGGATCCCGCCCGTATCGGCCAGGAACTTGATCAGCGACGGCTTGCGGATCGGCCGCGGCGGCGCGACGCCAGCACGCTCTTGCGCCTCGAGCGCGTCCGGTAAGTCCATTTCGGGTGAAGTGGGCCGACTCTCACGGCCCTCCGGATTCGTCCGCACCGGTTCGGCGCCGAGCCGTCTACCATTCGGCGCTTGCAGCGTCTCGTAAGCGGCCGGAGCCGCATAAGCAGTCTCAGGGATATGCGGCAACGCGCGTTCAGCCTCAAGCCGCTCTAGCGCGTCCGCCAAGGCGATTGCAGCGCGACGCCAGTCCGCCCTTCGATGGCTGGCGCACGCGATGCGGTAGAGATTGAAGGCGGATTCGGTCACGTCAAACCGCCTGCAGCACGGTGAAGCCGGCGTTCTCGAGCCGACGATCCCAGTACTCGCCACTATCGCCAGCGAGCGCGGCATTGATCGCCGCAGCGTTCGCAAGCGTGTCGTCCATCGCCTCAACCGGCCGCGAGTCCGAGTCGCGCCGATGCGCTTTGGCGAACGCGCTGGCGACTGCGGGCGACCGCTTGTCGTAGCCGTACCCGCCCGAATAGCCGCGTTCCATCGGCAAGCCGATCAGGTGGCAGTAGGCCCAGAGACGACCCGCGCCATCGGCCGGATATTTAATCGCGACCGTCGCGACGCGCTCGCCGTCCTTCAGCACGATCCATGCCGAGACGCGCGAGAATGCTTTGTCGTGTTGCTCGTAAATGTCCATTTTCGTGGTCCTTTCCACTGTTTGCGCGGCTGATGCCGCTGGAGCGCTAAGGGCGCGGGTTCATTCGGCCAGTGAAGCGCACAGTCAGCGCGTCGCAAATGTGCTGGCCGATGTCTTGCTCGCCGATCTTGCCGCACACCTCGAATCCGCCGACGCGGGCGTAAGAGCAGCGCGGTTGGCGAGTGAAGCGGATCAGCGCTCCGTTCGGCGGGATGTTGGTTGGCTTTGTCATAGGGTCCATTCCCTTCGGTTTGTGGCCCGTCGCCACGCTCTTTCCATGCGCCCGACGCGAGAACTTGTCAACGCCTATCCGTAAATTTAACCTAAAACCATGCCTAAAAAGCTCTGGCCGCTTCCCGTTCAGGGGATCTTCGAGAATCCCGACTATATCGCGCTTCCCGTCGCCGGCCGCGGCATGCTCTGGAGCCTCTTTGAACATTTCTGGCGAACCGACTGCAAACCGCTTCCCATAGCCGACGATCAGCTATTCGCCGTCGCTCGAGCCCATAGACCGACCTGGCGCCATCATCGCGAAACGATTCTCCGCATATTCAATGCGTCACAAGCCGAGCTCGCGGCCTACAAGCACGCCCGCGACAATCGGCTAACGCATATCAAATTCGCCCAGAAAGCCGGCGCCGCGACCACAAACGCCATACGGCGAGCCCGAGCGATCGAAGTCTCACTCCCCTCAACCGAGACGCCTCAAGGTCCGCTAATCCCGCACCAGTCACCCGACCGCTACCGAACCCCCAAACCACCCAAGGCGCCCGCATCCCTGCTCACATAGCGCCGCAAACGTAAGCCTAACCAGCAATCTCCGAGCTTCAGGCCTATCCTCCCACCTCTCAACCTCCCTTCAGCCTAAACAAACCGAAGCGCTAGCCGTTTCGCATAGCCGTTCGTACGCATAGCTACGCGTACACGCGCGTACGTGTGAGAGGCGAGGGAATAGCGGTACGACGCCACCGGCTTTCCACGCGTCGCCATTTCGCTTAGCATCGGCATTGCGCCAGCAAGTAACGCCGTCGCTGCACCGCAATGCGAGCAAGACTAACCGAGCCGTCAGAAAGCCGCTTAGATCGTAGAGCAATCGACGCGCGGCGGATCGACTTAGCGAAGGCTCAAAGCAGGCCTGCGAATGCCTGATAACGGTGCGCATAAACGAGATTAGACGCGAAGTTCACGCGACCGTTACAGCGTAAAGCATTCCTAATCGCCAGCTCACGCGACCACAAGCGACTCAGCATGCAGAACCGCGCAAACCCTTGTTCTGCAAGGCGTTGCGGCCAGGCAGGGCTCGAGCAGGCGCCGCGGATCGGCCGGGCGTTGGGTCGCGGTCCTGAACGGCGCGAGGGCGTCACCTTAGACCCGTCCCAAAAATCGCCCGTATATACGAAACCGCTTGACACCCGTATATATGGCGTCCGTATATATGGTCTGTCGTATATACGTATATATGGGAGAGACGGGTGGACTTCGGGATCAAAGCGGCTGCGATGGTGGGGATGCGGGTCTACGAGGATGCGTGTCGTCAGACTGGTCGCTCGACTGCGGCGATGAAGCTGCTTGAGGACGGCGACGCGTTCGTGGTGATGACCGAAAAGGAGCGGGCGTGGGCGCGCGAGGCGCTTCGGTCGCTCGGAAAGATCGCCGACGTTCTGGTCTACCGGTCGCGGTCGTTTGCCGAAGAGACTCACGGTCGGACGGGAAAGCTCGTCTTTGATCATCGGGTCATCCAGGCGATTTATGAAGGCGCGCTGCTGAACGCCGAGGGGCGGATCAGGACGATGAGCGCGGGAGCGCATGACCCGACGCCGCGATATGCGACAGGTGATCGGGTGCAACCGGTCAAATACGGGGATTGGACCTGATGGCGGAGGCGCGGGTTTCGGTTCTGGTGAAGATACCGGCGAGCGTGTTTGAGCGCCTTGAGGTTTGGCGTGGGACTGGCTCTCGGATGGCCGCGATTGTGGAGTTGATTGAGGCTGGACTGGGTTCGGGGAAGAAGGCGCTATCGAAGACGCCGATTTTGCCGCCGCCTGTCGCGAAGGCCGCGCCGAAGATCGATCCGATGGATGCGGTCGACGAAGCGCCCGTAGCTCAAGAGGTAGAGCCGGCCGCTCATAACGGTCTGGTTGCTGGTTCGAGCCCAGCCGGGCGTACCACGCGGCCTATTGGCATGGTGACGAAGACGATGGGTACCGACGGCCGTACGGGAGCCCCGCTGGCGGTGTTTCGGAAGCTCAAAGGCTACGATGGCGACCGTGAGATCTGGGTCGACGCGGAGGCGAAGGACTGGTTCGACTGGCAGAAGAAGGCGCCGAAGGAATGAGCGAGCATCCGAATGCAACGATGCGACGCCTTTGGGATGCCCACGGGATGACGCCGGACCATGTGGAGATGTCGGACGAAGACGAGGCGGCGCTGCGGCGCATGGACCGTATCGACTCGGCGGTTCGGAGCCTTTTGCGGACGCGACGGTGGAAAACGCCCATGCCCATGCTGAAACTCGTGCTCGACAATCGCATTCCGATTGACCCCCATTTCGTCGAACTGGTGCGGCGCGAGTTCATGCGCCCACCTGTCGAGCGGAGGGAGCCGTGAGGATGCTGCTGGCTATCGTAATCGGCCTGACGGGCTGCGTGCTGTTCTGGCAACGATATGGGCTGTTTCACATAACGCCCGAAGGCTGGATGGTGTGGATCATCGGCGGTTGTTGGAGCGTGAGCGCGCAGCTCAGTGCGAGGAAGCGATGACTCTCGACGAGGCCCGCCTGATCATCCACTGCGGCTGGACCACGCCTGAGGAGCGCGTGGTCTGCTACGAAGCGCACGACATCGTGCAGCGGCACGCCCGCCTCGCGATGCTGAAGGCGATCAGGGCGCGCGGTCTGGCCATCGACAAGGAAATCGCAGACCTTGAGGCGCAAATCCGGCCCGCGGAACTGACTCCAGAGCAATCCGACCGCCTGACGAAGGACGCGCAGACCACGTTCGGCGGCCCGCGATGATCGAGCCAAGCGGAGACAACCAGAATGAGTGATGAGAGTTTATCCCGGGAACCACTGATCCGACCCGCGCAAGCCTCGCAGCTTATCGCCGCCGCGCGCGTGCTGCGCGACCTCTACGAGGACGGCTACATCGACAACCAGCCGGGTCTCGACAACATGGCCGAGCAGATAGAGGACATGCTGATCACCTACGCCGGCTGCGAGAAAGCGAAGTGAGGAACCGCCCAGAAGGAGCTGGCGAAGGATGACCGCGCCTGCCTTCAAACTCGCGCCGGTTCCGAAGATGTCGCTGCACGCGAGAGTCCTCGTATGGAAGTACGGCGCCGAGCGCGCGCTGCTGATTCGGCTTGGGCTGGACAAGGCGGCGAACGCCGATCTGGCGAAGTGGCGGGGGATCGCATGAAACCGGGCGTCTGGCTCACCATCGTCGGCGTGCTGCTGTTCCTGATCTGGGTCATGTGGCGATGAAGCCGCCAGCGAAGATGACGCGCGCCGAGCTTGAAGCGGAGATCGTTGAACTTCGAACGATTCTCTACGGTTCAACGCTGGACGATCAGATTCACACGCTGCGCTGTCGGCTGAAAATCTCGCCCAACGAAGCGCGCGTGCTCTTGCTGCTGAACCGCTGCCAGCGCTTCATCCCGAAGTGGAAAGTTGACGAGGAGATGCCGCCGAAGTGGGGCACGCAGGACCGCAGCACTCACACCAATAACGTCGCGGTCTACATCTCGAGGCTCAAGCGCCGACTCGGCCAAGATGCCATCGAGCGCCAAGGCGACGGCTGGCATATGTGCGGCTACCGGTTGACCGAAGCTGGCCGCCAGGCGGTCGCGGCGGCGCTGGCTTAGACGATCCCGATCTCGGCTTCCGCCTCGAAAGTCAGGGCGGTTGCTGTCCCGCAAGGTCAACATATCTGCCCCGCCTTTGCCAGACAGCGGATTGACGCCGCGCATTTTTGGCCTAAGCATCCGCTTGCGCCGTCGGGGCCTAAGAATCCCAACCCTGTACACCCCTCGAAGCTCTGACGGCGCAACCTGGAGCCTTGATGCCCTTCCGCGGAATCGACACAGACATCTACCCAGGCGCAGCAGCGCTCGCCGATCTGAAAGCGCAGGGCTTCTCTTGGACAGCCTCTTATCTCGAGGCCCCGAGTCACTCGAACGCGAGTTGGCCGACATTCGCCGAAATCACCGCATCCGGCCTGAACGTCATCCCGATTTGGGTCGGCGGTCAGATAACAGGGCCCGGCAGTTACCTCGTCAGCGGACCGGCTGGCGCGGCCGAGGCGACTTCCTGCGTCAACGAACTCCAAGCCAAAGGCTACCCAGTCGGTTTCGGGGTGGCGTTCGACACCGAGAACGGAGCGCCGGTTCCGCAGAATCAGACCGACCACCTGACTGCGTGGTGCGGCGGCGTGAAGGCGGGCGGCTTCCGCGCGATGGTCTATTGCAGCCATGAAAACCAAGCGGCGATGGCCGCGATCTTCGGCGCCGCGAACGTCTGGTGCTGGGACCTCCGCTCCGGGGGCGAGCAATCGCTCATCGCGCCGATCGTTCAATACGCGCAGAGCGTGAACATCACTGCGGCGGGCCAGACGCTCAACGTCGACCTCGATGTCTCGACCGTAGCCGATCCGGCCGCCGCGGCCGGTCAGCCAGTCCCGCAGCCAGTGCAGGCGCCGGCGACACCGACCCCCACACCCGTCCACATCCCCAACCTACCGGACCCGCCACTGTCGACTGTTCCGCCTTCTCCCCCGAAGCAGCCGATCATCCAGACGCACGGCCCGCTCATCGCCGCCGCCGCCACGGCCGCTGCCGCCGCGGGAGCCGGAGCGACGGGCGCCACGACGCATGTGATCGACTTCACCGCGCTGATCAACGCGCTCGCGCCTTACATTATTACTGGGATCGTCCTGCCGCTCGCGATCTGGCTCGCAGGCCGCGCGATGCAGTACTTCCACGTACAAACGCAGTCGGCGGCTGGGCAGATCGTCGTGAAGGCGATCGAGAACGGCGTGAACGCGCTGGCAGCCCAAGGCGTCACGTACGCCGACGCGCACGCGACCGCTGACGTGCACAACGCTTACGTTGCGAGCGTGCTCTCCTACGCGAACAGCACCGTGCCGGGTCGCATCGCCGCATCCGGCATCACCCCGGCTCAGTTGGCCGCGCTTGCGACAAATCGTCTCAGCCAAATCGGAGGAACGACGACGTGAAACGACTTTTCCTGATCGGCGCCGCGGCGCTGAGTCTCGCCGCGTGCGCATCCGGCACATCGACAACGCTGGCGATTGCCGAGGGCGATACCTCCGTGGATGTCGCTTACAACGGCGCCGCGCAAGCCTACCTCGCGGCGCTGCCCACCATGTCGGCGGCCACCAAGGCGACGGTCAAGCCGTTGCTCGTGAAGGCGTACGCCGCCGTGCAGCTCGCCGACGCCGCCGCCGCGAAAGGCGACTCAGCGACCGTCTCCGCTCAGCTTACGGCCGTGACGGCGCTTGCCGCCCAGATCGCCGCCGACCTCAAGTAAGGAACGCTCATGGCCATCACTCTCGCCCAAATCGAATCCGCCGCCGAACAAGCTCTCGCGCTGATCAGCGAGTTCGCCCCGCTCGCCTCGCTCGGCGGCCCAGCAGCCGGCGCCATCGGAACGGCCGTCGGCCAGATCGCCTCGACCGTCGACACGATCGTCACGCAGATTGGCGGCGACGCGGCGATCATCCAGGGCGGAAACCTGGCGGCTATCACCGCGCTTCAGGCCAAGCTCCAGGCGGCCAACGCGACTTTGGCGGCGCAGATCGCTGCGTCGTGAGGACGTTCCAGAAGCCGAAACACGGCAACTCGGATCGCAAGGAGCCGATCAACAGCGTGAAGAACCTTCAGCGCTGGCTGAACCGACAGTCGCGCGCTGAGAAAGCGAAGCCTGAGGCGTCGTGATCAAGGTCTGCGTGCTCGGGGCTAACAACCCGCATACGCGGACGATCATCGACGCCATCGAGGAAGCGGACAGGCTGGTCGGCGAGCCGCGGTACGCGTTCAACTGCGCGATCGACGGCAATCCGGCGAAGCAAGGCCCCGACGTTTTCGATTGGGACGCGGTGCCGCCGCTGATCCGAGACGGCTACGTCTTCGCGAACGAGATTTCCGGTTCGACCCGCGCGCGCTGGGAAACCTCGAAACGAGTCACTGACCTCGGCGGCTATCTGATCGATCTGATCTGGCCCGGCGCCGCGCGTGAGCGGGCGAACGGCGGACGCTACATCCAAGAAGACGTGCGCATCCAAGCCGGCTGCGAAGTCGGGGACTGGACGACGATTCACTCCGGCGCGCTGCTGAGTCACGAAACGCGGGTGCGCAAGTGCTGCTTCGTGGGGCCGCGCGCCACGATCTGCGGGCGCGTCACGCTCGGCTACGGCGTCTACGTCGGCGCCGCGGCGACGATCCTGCCGGACGTTAAGATCGGCGCGTGGGCGACAATCGGCGCTGGCGCGGTCGTGCTGAAGGACGTTCCGCCCGGCTGCACGGTGGTCGGCAACCCCGCGCACATCATCAAGACCGAGCCCGTCGCCTAACCGCTTGCCCGCCGCTCATTTTTGGGCCAGAAATGGCGCGAAGGTGGACTCATGAACCTCTACGACGTGCTCGGCATCAAGCGCGACGCCGACAAGGCGACGATTCGCAAGGCGTACCGAGCAAAGGCAAAAACGCTCCATCCTGACGCTGGCGGGTCCGCCGAGGCGTTCGCGCTGCTGTGCCTGGCGAGCGAGGTGCTTTCGAGCGACCGCCGCCGCGCGCGCTATGACGAGACGGGCATGGTCTACAACCTCGAGCCCGACACGCTGGCGTCCGGCGCCCAGAGCGCGGCGTTCGGCGCTCTGACCGAAGCCGCCCAGCAAGCCGAAGCCCGTGGTCGCAAGACTGAGACCGTCGACCTGATCGCCGATGCTGTCCGCATCCTGAACGAGCGCATCCGCCAGAACGTCGAGAAGCAGAAGGGCTTCAAGACCGACTTCAAGCGCGTGAAGGGCATCGCGGCCCGCTTCAAGCCGAAAGGCAAAAACCCGAATCGCCTGCGCCCGATGTTCGAGGCTCAGGCCGCGCAAATCCAAGCCGCCATCTCAGCGGAGGAACGCGGCGAGGCGATCCACAAGGCCGCCATCTCGCTCCTGAAAGAGCACAAGTTCGAGTGGGACGAGCCGGAGCCGACTGTCGGCGAGGTTTGGGGCTTCCAGAGGCTAGGAGCTTAGCATGGCGTTCTACGTGTTCGACTTGGACGGCACGCTAGCCGACCTGACGCACCGCTTGCACTTCATCCAGGGCGAGACGAAGGACTGGGACGGGTTCTTCGCGGCGTGCGGTATGGACGGACTGATCCGGCCAGCCATCGATCTTTTGCTCAACCTCACGGACGGTGATCATAGGGTCGAGATTTGGTCTGGCCGTTCCGATGCGGTGCGCAAAGAGACTGAGCGCTGGCTGTGGCGCCGCGCCAAGATTCCCCCCGCCTACCTAACGCGGATGCGCAAGGCCGGCGACCATCGGCCCGACCATGTGATCAAGCGCGAGTTTCTGACGGCGTGCGATGCCCGCCCGGACGTGATCTTCGATGATCGCAAGCAGGTCGTGGATATGTGGCGGCGCGAGGGGATCGCCTGCTTTCAGGTCGCGGACGGCGAGTTCTAGCCCTTGCGACAGACGCATATTTAGCCCAAGAATGGGCGAGAGGTGGACCCGATGACCGAAGATGAAGCGAAAGCCAAGGCGTGTCCCGTTGAGGGCTATCGCGGCGGCACGCACGATGCAGATGGGTTTTGCATCGGGTCGGCCTGCATGGCGTTCCGCTGGCAGCCTGATTGGCGGTTTCTGATAAGCGGCGACCGGTCGGTAGTCATCGACAGGATCGATAGTGACGTGGCCGGGTGGGGATATTGGTGGTCTGGCCGCTACGCGAAAAATGATGCGGGATACCTGCACCGCGAAATCGCTAGCCGCATCTGGGGCGTGATCCCGAAGAGCATGTTTGTGGATCACCGGGACGGCGACACCCTAAACAATCGTCGCGGAAACCTACGACTCGTCACGCCCGCCCAAAACGCAGCTAACTCAGCGGCGCGTGGAGGTCGGTCTAGGCATCGCGGAGTTTTCATGACCAAAAGCGGTAAGTGGGCGGCCCAAATAGCCAAGTCGGGGGTTCACCTTCACTTAGGGACCTTCGCGGACGAAGACTCTGCAGCGGCGGCCTACGATGCAGCGGCTAGGGATGTTCACGGGGAGTATGCCCGACTGAACGAAGGGCCGCGCCCAAACAGTGGGCGCCACGGCTACTGCGGCCTAGCGGGGCGGCCATGAAGGAGCAGTGTTCCAACTGTAAGTTCTTCCTCCAAAGCGAGGACCCGCCAACTGAGGGCATCTGCCGCAGATTTCCGCCGACTCCGGTGGTCGTGAGCGACGTGAAAATGGTCCCCGGCCGCGACGGGCTGCAGCCGCAAACCTCAACCCGCCAGATGTCCTTTTTTCCGCTCATGTCGAGCGAAGAGGGCTATTGCGGCGAATGGACCCTGAGAAAGGACGTGCATTGACCTACAGCGACTCAGGCGACGACTCCAAGGTCGAGCTGCACGTCTTTGACAGTTCGAACGTCGCGTCGGCCAGTTTCAATTCTGAAACGGGGGAGGCGACGGTGACCTTCCTGCGCGACGGCCGCACCTACTCGACCAGCCAGATGACGCCCGAACTCTGGGACGCCTTCAAAGACGCGCCATCGGCAGGCCGGTTCTACGCCGCGAACCTGAAAGACCTTTTCTCATAGGAGAGAGACATGCCGTTTGATGGGGCTGAAGTCGTCTACACGCGGGAAATCGGCCGCGTGGACAATGTGCCGAAGGTGATCGCGTTCATCGAGCGCCACGGCGACCACTTCGATATGCACAATCCATCGGTGTGCGTCATGGGCATGGCGGCCCGCACGCTGGGCATGGAATGGTGGCGCTACTCAGAAACCGAAATCGGCGCCCGCTTGGGCATGTCGCGCAGACAAAGCCGACGCGCGTACCTCGAATGGCCGATACTCAACTGGTCGGGGCAAGGCAAGGAGATGGCGGCGCGGGCGGTGAAGATGCTCCGCTACTACCAGCGCACCGGCAAAATCTGCTGGAGTCCAATCGGTCGGCTGTTCGGGATGGGACTCGCGTTCTGAATGCCGCCCCGCGGCTCCCGCAAGGACGACCGCAAGGACGCCGAGATCAAGGCGACGGTCGAGCGCGCGGCTGCGGAGGCGCTGAAGCGGCGGGCGGCGCGACTCGGGATCTCCGAGGCAGAGGTGATTCGGCAGATATTGCTGCCGGTGCTGGAGGTGGAGCCTTGACGATTATCGTTTGGCGCGCGGGCGAGATGTGCTGCGACACAGGCGTCTGGGCGACTGATTACGTCATGGTCCACGAGACAACGGACAAGGTGATCCGCCTTCCAGACGGATCGCTCCTAGGCTGCGCAGGCGATGTCGTTTACATCCAAGCTTACAAGGAATGGGCCCTGGCGGGCTTCCCGCCCGACAAAAAGCCCGAGCCATGCGAGAAGAAGGACGAGTTCGGCGCCGTGCTCGTCAATCCGGCGGGCGAGATTTTCCTGATCCGAAACAAGTACGAACGCGAAAGATCGGACGCGCCGTTCGCTGTCGAGGGTTCCTGCCACGAGTTCGCCTACGCCTGCCTGCTCGCCGGCTGCTCCGCCGCTGAAACTGTTGCCCTCGCCATCAAGCACACCTCCCACTGCGCCGGCCGCGTCGTGACTCACAGACTCGTCCCCGAAGACGAAGCGCAGGCCGAACCGCCAGAGCCGACGATCGAGGACATCGAAGACGAGCTGCCGATCGAGCCGCCAGTCGAGGGGACGCGGGAGTATTACGGGCTGTGAAATATCTGTGGGAGTCGATGGAAACCGCGCCCAAGTCCGGCATGTGGGTCATGGGTCAGCGCCGCTGGGCAGACCACTGGACCGGCAAGATGCGCTATCAGACGGCTAAGATGTACTGGTCGCAGGAAGATGCAGCGTGGCTTCGAGGCAGCATCGAACGTGGGTTTGAGCGCTGGTCGCCCGACCGCTGGCGGCGGCTGTGACCTACACCCCCTTCCCGCCCTGCCGCTGCCCCAACTGCCAGCAACCGCTGCCAGAACCGGCGCCGCTGACGCAGGCCGAAGCCCTCGTGCTCAACCGCGCCTACGAGGACTCCCGCCGCCGCTACCGCGCCGAGAACCCCAACCTGACCAAAGACGACATCGCGGGCGAATTGCTGTGAGCGACGAAGACGCGCCGATGGACCCGCTTCTCAAGGCGCTCGTGGTCATGGGCGTTTCGGGTATCGCTTTGTCCGTGTTGAGCGGCGGCGCGACGATGATAGCGGTGGCCCTACACGGCTTCGGTAGTTGCGGCCCGCAACCACTTGCGGCGCTCCTGCCTATCGGTCTGACAATGTGGGCGGCGAGCGGGTGGCTGATAACGTGGCGCGAGCACGTCCTGAAGAAGGGACTGAAGACGAGTCCAGCCAAAGACGACACCACGCCCGATTTGCTGTAACCCTAAGCGATGGCGCGGATCATCGCCGTGAATCTCGAGCGAGGCTATGCAGTGCGCGATGACCTCCGCACCGTGCCGATCCTGCACCTCTACGACGCGGAAGGGGACGAGACCGAGGACCCGGCCGAGGCGGTCGCGTTTACGGCGGGGACGCGCAATCAGCGGTGGACCGAGATGCTGGCGCCGTTTGTTAAGGTGACGGTGCACTAGATGGCGCGCTCGGCCGCGACGCGGTGGCTTCCGCTGTTTGAGGAGTTCATCCGCGATCTCCGCATCAGTTCGAAAGAGATTTCGAGTCCGGATGAACGCGGGGTGCCGCTTGAACTCTGGGACAGCCAGAAGCGGTTTTTGGAGGAGCTAGCGACCGGCCTCGAGCAGGGCGTGCGCATCTTCTACTTCCTCAAGAGTAGGCAACTCGGGATCACAACCGTCAGCTTGGCTGTCGACCTTTTTTGGCTGGCGATGCACGACAATCTCACGGCCGCGCTGGTCACTGAGGACGAGAAGAACCGTGACAAGAACCGGGCGATTTTGCGCCGCTACATCGAGTCGTTCCCGCAGGGCTACTTCGGAGACGAATTTCGTATCGTCAAGGGCGGTGACAACAGGAATTTCATGAGGTTTTCCAATGGGTCACGCATAGATTTTAAAGTTGCTGGCACCCGAGAAAAAGGGTCGTCGTGGGCCGAAGGCGAGGGCTATGCGATGGCCCATCTGACCGAATGCGCTAGCTATGGAAGCCCGGCAGCGCTCGCGTCGTTCGAGGAAGCGTTCTCTCAGGCAAATCCTGACCGACTCTACATCTACGAATCGACCGCCAAGGGGTTCGGGCACTGGCGAACCAAGTGGTACTCCGGGTTCCAAGATGTCTATTCGAAGCGCTCGGCGTTTGTGGGTTGGTGGTCGTCAAACGTAAACCGTATCCCGCGCAGCGACCCGAACTACTTGAAGTATGGAACCGCTCCGGCGTCTGGCGCCGAGCGCGAACGCATCCTCGCCGTGCAAGAGCGCTACGGCCACAAAATCACACCCGAGCAGCTAGCGTGGCGTCGTTGGAAGGACGCGACGGTCACCGCCGACACCGAAGGCATGCTGGAGCAGAACCAGCCCTGGATAGCCGAAGACGCGTTCGTGATGAGCGGGACGAGCTTCTTCCAGACCCGCATGATTCAAAAGGACTTCCAGACCATCGAGGAAGCCGCCGAGACCATTGGAGCGACCGCGGAGAACGAGTTCGCGTACACGGGCTGGCGGTATCGGCTGGACGGCACGTTCTTCGACATGAAGCTGGAGAAGTGCGACCCGGCGGACGAGGACTTTGACATCGAGACCGTCGAGCTTCGGATCTGGGAGCAGCCGGTCGACGGCGGCGAGTACGTGATCGGCATGGACCCGGCGTGGGGTCTGAACGAGCACTCGGACTGCCACGTCGCGTCGGTCTGGCGCTGCTACGCCGACAAGATGGTTCAAGTCGCGGAGTACGCGGCGAACAACGTCGAGGTGAAGCACGCGGCGTGGGTTCTGGCGCACCTCGCTGGCGCATACGTCGACTGTATTTGCAACGTCGAACTGACGGGCGGAGCGGGCCGCGTCATCATGATGGAATGGGATACTCTGCGGCAGCAGCTCCAAGCCGATGCCAACTTCGCTGCTGTCCGCGCGCGCGATTGGGAGTCGGCCATGCAGATGGCCCGCTGGTATCTGTACAACCGTCCCGACACGATGGGGCGCGGCTATTGTGCAAATTTTGAGTCCACCTGGCGCACGAAGCAGGAGATCATGTATGGCATGCGCGGGGCCTACACGACCCGCGAGTTAGCGATTCGTTCCAAGCCGCTGCTCGAGGAGATGCGGATCGTCGAGCAGAACGGCGACCAGATCGCGGCGCCGAACAACGAAAACGACGACCGGGTGATCGCGACGGCGCTCGCGATCCGGGCTTGGACGAACTGGCGGCGGGGGCCGCTGCTTTCGCGTGGGCTCACTTATGAACGCGTGCGTGCGGAAGAAGCGGGGACTTCCACTTTGCACAGCCGAAGTTTAAACGGGTTGGTCGCGCGGTTTCTGCTATCGAAAGAGCAAGAGGCTGCGGAGATCGACCCGAGG